GTGCCAATGAAGTACATTGATTACCGACCGGCAAAGCTGGTAAAAGGCAAGCGCTGGTACATCGAATATTACTACCGGATACCTGCAGAACTGCGCCCTTTACATGATAATAAGGAATGGGAGCGCTTCAAAGTGAATGAAGATGTTAACCGCTATAAAGATGAAGAGCATGCAGCATTGTTATTAGATGCCGTAAACGAAGCACTTAAAAATGGATTCAATCCTTTCAATAAAGAACAGATGCAATTGGCCATGGAAGGCGTTGCGCCCAACCCTGGCATTATAACAATAAAATCGGCGCTCGAGTTTTTCTTGGATAAGTATGGTAAGCGAGGCCTTGAGCAAGGTACCATGCAGAAGTGTCGATACGCAGTTGAATTGATCAGGGAATACTTTTCTTCAAAAGGATTGCTCGCACAACCAATTAACAAAGTAAGAAAGCAGCACATTGAAAACCTGCTAGAGCAAAATAAGGAAGAAAAGAAATGGGGCAACCGGCAATACAACAATCTGAAAAGTGTTATCTATACCGTGTTTGAATTCCTGCGTAAAAAAGAGCTCATTGAAAAAAATCCGGTGGAAGATATCGAGAGCTTAAAAACCAGGTCCAAAAAACACAAGTATTACGACAAGCAACTATTCCCCAAAGTAACCCATGTAATAAAAACCAATCAGCCTTACCTATGGTATGCCGTGCAGTTTGTTTATTACTTATGTGTCCGGTCAGAAAAAGAGCTCATGGCAATTAAGGTGGGTGACATACTCGATGAGGGAGAAAACTTTTTATTTCGGGCAGAAGTAACCAAGTCGGACCGTGACGACCTGGTGCCAATAGACCCGCATTTAAAAAATGTAATGCAGGAAATGGGATTGCTTGAAGCAAACAAAAACCATTATATTTTTTCGCCTGTTTTAAATCCGAGCCCAAGGCCATGCGGAAAAAACTTCTTTGCCCGCCGCTTTCAAAATGTCAGAAAGGAAATGGGGTTGAGTGAAGATTACACCCTATATGGCTTCAAGCACACTCGAGCCGTCCACTTGCTTAGAGAAGGTGTAAAGTTGATTGAAATAATGCGGCTAATGCGTCACACTGATATTGCCACTACAGCAAAGTATGTGCGTGACCTTGGAGTTGACATTGATCTAAAAGAACTTCATAGTAAAACAAAAAAGATTTAGCCGAAAGTAACATCACCGCTCGAATCCTTCTTTACCCAATTGAAGCCAACAGGAAAAACAATGCGTAAAAGCTTTTTCTTTCCTGCGGTGTATAAAATATTAATCAGGTCCGCTTTTGACAGCTTGGTATTGTAGTTAATGTGCGGAGATAGTTGGTCCTGTATGTATTGCTGAATGAAGTTGACCATAAAAGAATTGCAGCAAAAAATATTCCACATAAAAAAGCCCGTAGTAGAAACTACAGGCCGTTTGCTAACGATTGCTTGCCGATGAGAAAGAATGTTACTGCTTTTTAAACTGCATCACATTAGTTTGACTTAATGCAGTATAAATACCAAGTGTAAGATTTTGAGTATTGATTTTCCCTTTTGCATCTGCCTTTGTTACACGCACCAATTGGCCGCTCATGTGATAGATGTGCACTACTTCGTTTTTCATTTTTTCATAAATAATATAATCCGGTGCAGGGTTTGGATAGGCTAATATTATCGGCTCATCTTTTTTACGTGGGCCTTTACCTTTTGGCGGGTTGTTAATTGGTAGTGCAGTTAAATTGATTTTATCAAAAAACACTGGTGTCTCAGTAATTGTAACCACATCTTTGGGAACGATGCTTCCATCCAATCCGTACACTTTAAACGTGGTATTGGGCAGTGAGTAAACAGATGTTTTGCCATTGCTTGTTTCATGCCAGGCTGCATACCTTTTAACGCCAGCACTATCAAATTCAGCAATGCGAGGGCTCTCACTTATCCATCTGCTAAAGGTGTATTCTCCTAAAAACTTTACTGCTTGATGCAGGTATTGTGTATGAAGCCTTGCCATGTAATTAGCATCCACCATTCCGCTGGTTGTGTACAGTTCACTACTCCATCGAACATCTTCCATCATATAATAATCCAACGCATAAAGTCCTGTAGCAGCATAAAGCAAAGAAGTGCGCACGTCGAAAGCAGCAACAGTATGCTCTACATCCATGCCAGGTAGAGGTACCGGCGCTCCATTGCTTTCCGGATGAATATCATAACCCGTCTCGGTCTGCCATACCTCAATATTTTCAGTCATATACTGTTGCTTCAACCATTCAATGTCTTCCTGCAGCTTTTTTAAGTTGGTGCTTTCCGGACTTCCTGCCTTACAGCTATAAATGGTTGGATAAGGAGGCATGTTGGCATTTGACTGATAGCAATGGTAATTTATTCCATCAAAAGGAACATCAATTGTACCGTCAGCTTTGCGACCTCTGATTTGTTCACAGGCCATGATAATGCCTCTTAAATAAAATGCATCGGCGCCGGCACTTCCACCCATGATTACTTTCATTGTAGGATCAGCTGTCTTTACACCTACTCCCGGACCCATCGTTCCTTTGTGGCCATCGTAAACAACAGAAAGATTCATCACGTATTCATAAGGTGTTTGATAGCGAAGCAGACCACCCCAATATGCATTGGTCTCATTATTGACTTCAATTTTATGTATTAGGTCAAGGCCTGTTTTTTTATCATCGGTTTTTAACAGTGAAGAATTTACCTGTGAGCGGCCATACCTTGCTGTTACCTGGAAAAAGGTTTGTCCATCACTTCTATATGATTCAACCAGTTCTTTACTTGCACCATAATTCACCGGTGCCAGTTCGCCACGTTGCTCAGCAACCGGATAGGTTTGCATCTGCCATAGAGGTAATTCTTTGATATCAAACAACACTTCAACGCCGGCATCTTTTAATGCTGTGAGCACTTTATCATAGTTCCACCCACCATTAGGAGTTGGAGCAAAAGCATATCGGTCTTTATCGATTTCATACATGCTTTTTTCTGCATAGAATCGGAAGGTTTTAAATGTCTTTTTGATCAGTGCTACTTTATTGAAATCTACTTCACCATTCAAATACACACCATTTGATTTTGGACCGCCAACACTCCACACCTTACCGTTCACACCTACCATGTTTTTGAAAGGATATCGCCTTGGCGTCTTTAATGCAGGTACAACAAATGAGGCATTATATGAACCAAAGAACTCGAGTTCAGTGGGAAGAAATCCATTGATACATTCAATCTTTATATACTTCACTTTTACATTAAGCATTGGTATATCATGCCAGAACAAATAATCGGGTCCGTAAAACTCATAGAATTTTACAAACTCAAAAGGTTTATCGACGGTGGAGTAATAAAATTTTGTTGGTGTAGTTGTCGAAGCCTCAAAGTCATGGGCACGCATTTTTGTAAGCGTCACACCCTGGGCCTCCGGAAACTCATAATACACGTCATAATCTTTAAATATTTTTCCCCAACCATCTTCTACCCAATGGTTAGTTATGCCGTCAAAAAGCATCCACAAACCTTCAGGATTTCCATTATTGATTTCCCATAGATATTGAGGGTAAATAGGAATTTTAGTTTGTGAGTTAACGGTGGTGGTGAAAATTGACAAGAAAATTAAAAGAATGGTGGTTAGTTTCTTCATAAACTATGGTATTGTGATCCACTTGGAAGGAACAGAAGAATTGAACTTACAAACTACCGGCTTTAATAACTGCCAGTCATTTGCAGCAATGCAATCCTTCCAGGTGTCGGTTCTGTAATCGGTGTTGTTTAGTATTTTATTTGAATGATGCTCCAGCCAGTAATCACGGGTATTTACATAAGCAGTTATCCAGGCTTTTTCATCACCGCCTTTTGCAGGCGGCACTTCCGAGAAATCATCACGCAGCCAGGCCGGAATACTACCGGAATGGATATAGCTGTCATAGATAACCGCCATTGAAAGGGGGAGAGTGAATTTATTATCATTAAAAAACTTCTCGGCAGGCGCCCAATACATTTGATCAAAGAACTTGTCCTGGACTCTTATCATAACAGGATCCTTGCCGGCTTGTTTCAACCAGTATTTAAAAGTTTCGTTGTTTGATAACGGCTTTATTCCTATCAGTGGCAGATATTGCTTGAACTCTTTTGCATAAAGTCCACCTACTGCATCATACATCTGCAGCAATACTTTCAAATTGCCGTACTCCGTCGTCTGGTGCTTACCAAACGTGATTTGGGGTTTCCTATGAGGTCCATCATTGAGCACGACAAGAATATCATATCGGGGATTTAGGCTTGATGTCTCAAATACTGATACGATAGAGAGGATTTTATTTTTAGTGGTGGTGGCAATCATTGGACGGTTTTAATAGGTTCGAAAAATAAGAATGGTAATTGCTGATGCATTGATCAAAATAATAGCGATCATACAATACAGGTTCTTCTTTTCGCCGGTGAATGTCTCGCTAACCCATAAATCTGTTTTAGCACCAGTACCGACATAATCCTTATCGTTACCCATAGCATCATTGATCATGCGATCAAAAACCAAACTCCAAAAAGGAATGCATTGTACACCGAACATTAAAGCATAGTACCAGGCTCCAGTTATCCATTGCACTAATGATAGCACTCCAGCGATTACTATTGCCAGCTTAAGGTTACCATCATGCAAGGGCTTTTCAATCTTGTTTGGCCTGCCTATGTTCTCACGCATGTACAACAACCACGCGGTTTGCTGACCAACCAGGAACCGGATGAATAGCCAGAAGGCTAAGAGGCTAACAAACCAAGTGGTGATAAAAAGTACAGTTTGCATTACTTCGTTTGTTCTGTTGATGGTCGGCCTTTACCTGCTGTTGTACCGCCATTTGCCTTATCCGTGCAACCTTTACCAAATGCGATGCCCATAAAAATGGCAATGGCAATTAAGAATGCAGTAGTAGAACTTCCATCCTGTGTCTTGCTGTAATGACGTATCATAAAATACACAAGAACGCCAATAGCAATAACAGAGATGATTAACCCAAGCCAAAATCCGCCTTTTTGCCTAGCTAATACCTGAAAACCGGTAATACCACCGTCACCATTGAGGCCCCAATAGAGTAAAGAAAACAGCAGGATAGCGCTCACTATACCTACTAACTTTTGGCCGTCTGTTAACCTGCTAAACCAGCTTACTAATCCGCTGAAGAAATGTTTTTTCATGATCTGAAAATTTGATTATTAAAAATTATTGTTTACGAAATGATATTGGGAAGTATGCCTCTACCTTGTAACTTATGGTTCTGTCGGTTCCTACATAAGCTCCAGCGTTGTACATGCGACCATTTTTTGTTTTCAACAAAACACTACCGCCCACACTTAAAATCCTAGTGTCATTATTGTAAATACCGCCCAGCCCCAAAGAGAATTGGTTTCTCTTTTTCTCCCTCTCATAAACTGTGTTGGTAATGGTAGTTTCCTTTACGCTGTCGAGAGTTGCTTGGAGGTTGAATAAATTATTTTGATACACACTACCGGAAAAGCCAACTACGCCGTTTTTAAATCGGAATGATTGCGTGTAATTCTTTTGCTCATCGAACTGGCGCCATACTTCTTTTAACGCTGCAGCGAGTGCATTGAATTCGTTTAACAATGAGTCATAATTGCCAGATGGTACCGGAATCACCGGCACTGGCATTGTAACAAAAGGAAACGATTTATCCTTTTTCTTATCAGCAATTTCCGGCTGTGTTATTTCAGATCGTTCAGGAGGAAGTATAATAACATTGCTGTCGCTTGTAGTTTTTTTCACTTCAATCGATCCAGAGTTGCCACAACCATTGCATCCCAATAGTAATCCAAGGATAAAAAAGAAAGCACAAAAAAACAGGTGGATAGGTTTCATGATTAATTTTTTCCAGGTGGAGTAATGCCGTCCGCGATATTTGTTTTTTCATCTATTACCTTCATTACTTTTTTATCAAAAGCACTGAACGCAGCCATGAAAATGGAACTACCAGTAAAGCCGACGAAAGCAAATAGAAATTCTATGTAATTCTTTAACCCGGGCTTTAATGCGATGAGGTTGTCAATCAATACGAGCAGCAATAAAACAGAAACGATATTCCCGACAATAACAGTCCACTCATCCAATATCCAGCATTTAAAAGAGAAAGGATAATTGGCAACAGTGGCCTTCTTTTTTGCGTAGGGCAGCTTTATTGCAAATACCTGAAGTAACAGTCCAAGAAATCCAGGGAGCAAATAATCTAAGTTCATATACTTTGTTTTAGGTGGTTTAATTCACATTTTTTTCAATCGCCTTTTCTAGTTTCTCATAAGCAATTTTCAACTCATGGTTTTCTTCACGAAGCATCTTAACCTCTTTGGTTAAATTGATTACCTGCAATTCCAAATCTTTTGCAATACCCTTCCACAGGCTAACGGCATCTTCCACATTCTGCAAATACACATGAGCCGTCTGCTCCTTCATTTTGGCTATTTCGGCTTTGCTTTTTGATCTACTCAAAAGCCATGTAATGCCAGCTACAAACCCAGCCGAAAGCAATTGCATTATCATAGTTAATTCCATAAGGCGGTCTAATTTTTGTTGCCACTCACTACCCTTACTCATTAGGTGGATGAGTGGTGGCTTGTTTATAAAATGTTTTACATGCATGCCGGCTGTATAGTGGACAGCCGGTTTTTATTTAAACTCTTTTGTACAGATAATCGCCGGTACTTGGCCTTGACTTTACCTTACTACTCATAAGCACTCTTCCTTTAGCCAACTTGATATCTTGGCTATTACCCGCCGTTCCCCATCCGCCCGAACCAGCATAAAGAGCATAATCGAAATCTTTCCATACCCCGTTTTCTTTCTTTTCAAAAGTCTTTACCCAATCAACTGTTGGAAAGTTTGGGGCATCAACTGAATAAGATGCCTCCGTTGCAACTTCTGTTTGTCTGAAATATTTGGCACCTAGATTCAGGGCGATTATCTCTATACCATCAATACCTAAAACCACGCTTCCTGTGTCTGTAATTTTTTGAGAAAGAACATGAATGCCTTTGGTGCAGGGAGGCGCATAATTAAGGTGCGTGTATGAAGGGACATTTGGCTGTCCATTTGTAAGAGCCATCCAAGCCCAGACATTTCTTCCTCCAAATGTCTGCCAGCCAAATTGTGACCAGTAATCGTTATTAGTAGTAGAAGCTTCCCATGCTGATTTTGTAGATTGCCCGCCGCCAAGCCCAATAATATTTACCGTGGTTCTTATTTCCTTAACCGTGTCAAGATTATAACAATGTTCCATCCAAACCTGACCGATGCTTGCTAGTGTGGATAATCTAGCTGATTTGTCCTCCTTCCCATCAACAACTTTAAATACTATTGTCTTTGGTCTTTCCGTGTAAGAAAGATGTTTTGTTGACGGTTCTTTTATTTGATTTTTCGCTGCCTCTTTTGTGCAAGAGAAGAAGAATGTCAGGAGAGTTAAAATGTAAAAGAGTTTTTTCATGGCGTTTTATTTATACCCCACTACTGAGGCGATTATTTGTTTATCGTCCTGAATATTGTTGCAGCCTAATGATGTCGGGCCAATATGCCAGGTAGTTAATCTTCTATCATACCCAACACCCATAATAGGAGCCCAACTTGTGACACCGTCATCGTATCCGTAATTGTATGAGCTTACCAGATTACAACTGTCGTCCCAAACGGCCTGATGCCTCAAACCAAGAGTATGGCCTGCTTCGTGACTCCCTGCTTCAAGAATGCTTTTGACATTGTAGTTTAAAAGAGAAGTAAACACCCAGCATGGCGATTCGTCGCCCCATGTAAAGGAACCGGTATAAGCAACTCCACCGGCACTGTTACCATACCATTCATAAGTAGTAGTGAATATCAGACGCCTACGCTTGTACTGGTTAGCGTTATTATAAGCCTGTTCGCTTGTCGTTATGTAGATATTGAACGGCGCATAATCAATCTGCATACTATCTAAAACCCTTTGCTGTTCATCGGTTGTAAGATTGGCCGGTGCATAATTAATATCACCGCTTACATTCCACGAAGTACCTGAACATACGCCACCATCAAAATCAACAAGGATAACGTTTGCACCCCGTGGAATTTTTGTTCTTGCAGTAGATAGGCTTGCAAACTTTCCACTTCTCACTATTCTCTTTGCGCTGAGATAATCTTTAAAGAAGTATTTAAGGCTGTCGTGGTTCAGCTCTTTATGCTGAAATGATAAAGGCTTAATTGTTTCCTTTTGACAGGCAAAAAGAGTGATGGAAATAAAAACGATGGTGGCTAGTTTTTTCATGATGGCTTGTGTTTTTTTTATATCGGTTTTACTGGTCGCTTCTTATCATCAAGCGCACCAATGATGGCAGGCTCTTTTACATACTGTGCACCTTTTTCTGTTTTCACGGCTTGGCCTTTGCGGATGTAATAGCCAGGTGCGGAATACTTAACCTTGTTTTTTTCTCCCTGGTATAAAAGTGTTGCCACTTGCACTGTGTCTGTTATTTCAAATACATATACAGGTACAACCTTGTCTTTGTACACAGTGTCTTTTTTTGCTGTGCTATCCTGTGCAAAAGCAATCATTGTTACTACTGAAAAAGCGATCGATAAAAATGTTCTTTTCATATTGTGTGTTTTAATTTGATTATCCTCCAACTCCCAATAATGTCATTGGTTTTGACGGTACAGCAGCCGGGGGATCAGATTCGAAAAATGCCAGCCTGTATGTTAACCCGCCATCGCAACCCAGCGTAGCCTGCGTTATAACAGGGCCGGTATAACTTGCATTGACCGAGGTAAATATTCTGTATGCAGACATTGATGAAGCGTCACTTCCCGCAGTGTTTCGATATTGAGCGCTTCCCAGTACTGAGCTACTATTGGCAGTGCTTAAAGTCCACGTATTATCATCATCTGTTATGGCTCCAAATACAAGAACTGCAGAGGCATTTGTATTACCGAAGGTGAAGCCGCCTACATTACAAGGTGACCCCGGCACGGCCATAAACGCAAGGCCTCTTGAAGAGGTTCCTACCGCCTCTGGATCGACATCCCAAACCTTTGATGTGTTTGTGGGACGAAAGACATGCATAATGACATTGGTGTTCGTTCCTGCACTAAATAATATAGATGGATCTGCACTCCATGATCCATTATACCTACACCAAAAAACAGAAGCAGAGAGCGTTGCCGCATTAGCGCTTAAAGTATATGGATTTGACCATGACTGGCCTCCGCTATTGGAAACACTGTATGTGGTGCCGGTGCCTCTTTGATAAGCTATTATAATTACCAAATCACCGGCGACCATTGAGGCTGGAGGCGCAACAGAAGTTGTTGTTGCTGTATTGGTACTATTGTCTGTAGGAGTTGATGCCGAGCCGAAATAAGTTATTTGTGCGTTTGCGCATTTAACCAAAAAAATGATACCTGCTATGAAAAATAATCTTCTCATTTGTAAAGCATAAATCCGGTTAATGACGATGATGGTGCGGTGTTACCCGTTGCAGTTGTAGTGGCCGCGTATGTGATTGCTGTTGAATGTGCAATGCCATTACTGAACTCCACATTTGCGCCACTGGTAGCAGGTATAGTGATTACATATACAGGTGTTGTTGTGCCAAGAGTAACAGAACCAGAAGCAGTATTAAATACTTGTATGTAAGCTGCTGTAGCATTTGGATTATACCAGAAGTAACCATATAACTGGCCGGCAGAAGCCTTTGCAGAAACAACCGTATTGGTTAATGCTGTTCTGCTGTCTGCACTATAACCTCCTGATGTTCCAACTATGTTAGTCGCATTTACGCTGAATGCTGTTTGGTCGGATGCGATTACTACTCTTTGTGTTCCCGTTCCTGAAGTTCCATTGCCAGTGTTCACCGTATTTCCATTCACTTGAGCTGTATTAATGCCAATCGTTGATGCAATAGAGACCGGCTGTGTTGCCTGCCAGAATGTGCCACTAACTGGTATTGCTACCTGGTCAGATGCGATAGTTACACGTAATGACCCTGTACCGGTATTGCCTGCTCCCATTAGTGGTGTTATTCCATTTATCTGTGCAACGTTAAATGGTTCGTTATCCGGAAATGTTGTTATAGTAACATTTGGTAGCGATGTAATAGGGATTCCTGTACCTGCTATGAATCGAAGTTTTGCAGATATAGAACCAGTGGCACTGGCAGCATCAGCATTCGCACCGAAAGGATCTGATGGTACGGTGAGCACATCTACATCGCCAATATTATTTGTTCCGGCTGGTAATGCTGGTAACGATGCCAAGCTTACCGGCTGTGTTGCTTGCCAGAAAGTTCCTGTAACTGCTAAGGAACTATTCGTAATAGGTATTCCTGATGCAATAATTGTGTTTAATCTTGCGATTACAACGCTGTCCCAAATCTTTAACCCATCGTTATTGCGGTATATTTTACCTATTGTACCCGAATTGTTCCTTGCCTGAATTTCATTTCCATAAGTCTGTGCATTCGATTTGATGCAGATAAAAAAAACAATCAATATTAAAAGCTGTTTCATACTAAAGTTTTGAGATCATTAATTTTCCGTTCACTCTGCGAATGACAGAGTTGGTGTTTAACAATAATTCTGTTACTGCTGTTGCTCCATCGCTATCATATACGGTTGCACCGGTGAATGACCAGGTGAATCCTTCTTCGTTGTTATAGAATTCCACATAATCGCCATTGGTGTTTAATCCACTTACATCGATTGTTCTATTTGCTGAAAGCGTAGTTGCAGGAAGATGATACGCTGTGCCTGCAACTGCGGTTATATTGGCATCCGTGGCTGTAGTTAATTGGAAGGCTGCTTTATTGGTAATGACTGTACTTAATGCCGGTGCAGCATCGCTACGCATATAGGTAGATGCAACTCCGTTTGTTGCGGTAAGCCCTACTGCTGCTGTTGGATTGGCTGCTGTAATACTCCCACCTCCCAAACTTGCTACTGTTCTTAAAACAAGGTTCCCGCTTGCATCTTCTGCATATACACTTGTAGCGGTATTATCTGTATTTACTGTCAGAAATTTTACATCTCCTGAAATTTCTAGTGGCCACCCATTAGCATTTATTTCACTTGCACCATTGGCATTATTCCATCCAATATGCAGAACATCATTACCACTATCGAAAAAATGTACATTAGGTGATTGTGAGCCGTTGCCTGTTAATGTAAATACTGCATCAGTGTTGTTCCATGCTGCGCCTGTCATTGGGCCTACTGTAGTAGCGCCTGTGTAGTAAGGCATATCTCCTGTACTTCCTGAACTTACTGTACCCGAACCACCGCCGCCACTTAACGAGGTAGTGCTATTCACAATCACATTACCACTTGCATCAACCTGTAATGTTCCAACAGGAGTTCCTGTAAATGCAGTACTGGTTGTATAGGCTGAAAGGTTTAGTTGTCCGGTGCCACTTAAATATAATTTCCGACTAGAGCTGCCGGCGTTATATAGATATACCTGAAACTGTGTTTGCTCTGTATTATTGGTGGCATCATTATAAATAATTCCAACGCTACCCATATCCTTATTAATAAGAGATGCATTACTACCTTCAAATTTTATGTGCCCACCGAAACCAGTAGTAGGCGTACCGGACGATACAAACCTACCAACCGTTAAAGCAACATTAGAGCTGCTCATGCCAGAGGCAGTATTGTCATAAAATCTTACGACATTGGAAGTAGATGTGCTGTATATATTGTGTCCACCTGATAAAGTTGTACCACCTAATCTGATATCGTTTCCAGACATTGTTAAACCACCGCTTGCTGTATATGTTGTTGGTGTAGCAAAAGAAGGAGCAGACGTTGCGCCGTTTGATTGTAATACTGTTCCACTAGCGCCCAATGCTAATTCCTGCACATCGCCTGAACCATTAGAGTAAAATAACTTCCAATTGTTTTGTGCTACGAATTGTGTAAGGTTTGTGTAACCGCCACTTCCAAGACCCGCAACCGCCGCTCTTATATCAAATAGAGTTGAAATCGTATCACCTACATTTCCTGTATTCGGTAATCTAAAAGCACCTCCTAAAGAAGCTGCTTGCGGTCTTATAATATCAGGGGCAGAAGTATTAGATAAATAAAGAGCACCAATACCAGCTAGTTCAGTTAATAAAAACTTTCCAGTAGCATTAGTAAAAGATGGTGCAATAATTTGGTGTGTTGTTACTGAATCTACATCGGTCACGTCTTGCAAGTCAAGATTTATATTGCTGCTTAAAGCCTGTCCGTTTACTGTTGTTGTTTTAAGAACATAACCAGAAAGATCGCCTGTAGAGGCAAAGGATGATGAAGCAATTTCTTTTATCTGCCCTCCTGCTGTTCGAAGCAATATATTATCGGAAGAGGAACCCGTAGGTAATGATGTAATAAAAAGCGAGTCCCCATTTAAGGTAAGTTTTCGATTAAAAGATTTTATTAGATCATAAGGCGTTCCGCTAAGGCTGAATCGCAGCCTTGTTGAATCCCCCCACAATTGCCAGCGAAGTGTTTTTGTAGCTCCTGTAGCAGCGTTGAAATCACCATAAGCCTTACCTGCATCTATACCAGTAAAAAAAACTGCATCCGAACCAACTGCGTAGCTGGAAAGGCTGGTAGAGGACTGGTCAATCTGTAAGTAATTATATTGCCCCGAAAAAGTTGAATTGTTGGATACGACAAATTCGCCATCGAAATCGTAGATATAAATATTAGTAGCCGAGTCCAATTTGAACCTATGGCCTTTCGCATTAACATATCTGTTGTCTGTAAATAGATTATCTCCCTCGCCAAATCGCTGATTATTGTCCTCGAAGTAATCAGCCACCGCCTGCGTGGTTGGATACTTGGTATTATTAAGGGTTGTAAAGTCGATTGCTTTGTTAGTCAGTAGTTCATAACCGCTTAAATCAGGAGTACCACTCAAATCAGAATAAGAAATTTGTTTTCTTCCTATACTGCCATTGTTCCAGTAATAATATTTGTTTGTGGTTGCATCGGCTGTGATGGGCATTGCTTTTATGATAGCATCTACTGTGGGATCTGTCTCAGACGTGAGAAAACTTGGCGCACCCGTAATCTTACTCCATGCAAGTTGGTTTAACCATGATGGGTTATTATAGGTGCCGCTTAATTGCGGGTAACGTGCATCTCCAAGAGTATGTACTGCTGAAGTAAAATCGCTGATAGTAGAAGAAAGTTGTGTACCATTGTGGTTGGTTCTATCTAGGTAAAAAGGGCTGTCTTCTCCGTCCAAGGAATCGGCATTACCAACAACGCCTCCGCTCAGAGTGGCCGCAATTACACCCGTAAGCGGGTTGTAAGTAATGTTAGTTCCTTGGGAAAACATATTCCTTACTGCGGTGGTAAGGTCTGTAATTTGAGAAGATAAGTGGGTGTGCGATAAAGCAGCTGCATCAGTAATGCCATAACCGGCCCTTGTAGTTGGCGTACCTGTTATCTTGCTCCACGGAAATGAAGTAATCCATGAAGGATTTGCATAGCTGCCAGCTAGTGACGGGTAGAATGCGCTGTAATCGCCTAATTCCCCAACAACTGCACCGGTTCTGCCAAACACAGAAGTAACACCACTACCGCCACCCATAGCCACACCCCAAACGTTACTCCATTTAAAAAACAGAGTTCCGTTCTTTTTACCAAAAGAGCCATTGGGTGCGCTTGCTAAAGTATCTGGAAGAATAAAGGCGCTATCAACCCGAAAATCATTTCTAACAACAACGGTATTAACGTTGCTACCAATAAATTGCTCGGTTTGAGCATTTGCAAAATACCCAGCCAGCAAAAACAGTATGATTAATATTTTCTTCATTACACTTTTATTTTCCAGTAAATACCTATGTTATCCATACGGGTTTCAGCGCCGCCAAAGGTTCCTGTCCGGTCCGTTTCACTTATGCCTTCATCAGAATTTGCGTTTGTAACAAGCGACTGCCTGTTTGTACCACCGCCACTTTCTATAGGCTGTCCGTGGTCGTGCAATTCGGTCATGAACTTTTGATAATTACCTGCTGTATTCGAATACCGCTCATTGTCCGTTCCACTGATCAAGCCCCTCACTGTCATTCCTTCCCATTTTGGCCACCTGAATTTTGTATTTGTAGTGGTATCAGTGCCGGCAGAAAATTTACCTCTGTTCGGGAAAGGAATTGTTTCATAACTGCCGGATCCCGGAACCGATGTTGTATAAGTATTGCCTTGACGGTAAACGGCTGCTAATTGCCAATTAGCTTCTGTGATATATCCAGCACCGAGCGCTTGTATTTTTTGGAATGCTCTCGGATAGGTTGCTCTTAAATCCTCCGAGCCGTCAAGAAACGCCTCGCCTATTTGCTCTGTAGGATCAAGAGAAATAAACGGAGTAAGAAGTTCTCTGTAGATTTTGGCAAAATCATTAATCACATAATAGCCGTCTTCACCAACAAATAGCCATACAACTTCGCCAGGGCCAATATATACACTCGTCCAGCTCGTACCGTTCATGTAAATCAACTGGCCGGACTGTGTAGCAATCTCATGTTGCTTTGTATTTTGAATCGATGCCTCAATTACTACAACAGAATTTACCGGTAACTCTTCAACCAATGCAAGGGTTAATTTATAGGAACTTGAAAGTCCTCTGAACTGCAACAGCTTCCCTGCATCGTTGAGGGCGCTCATTGTGTAGTTAGCAGTAATGGGCAAAGAGCCTCTGAATAAACTGCCACCGCTTGATGGAGTTGTTGTGCCTCCCGTTACTGCGAACTCGTATAATTCAAGTGTGCAACGCTGCCCTTCTGCTAATGCATAATCAGGTATTGTTATCTGAAAACCGCCGCCGCTTAATATGCTGTATTCGGCAGGAATAAAATCACGGCCATCAATTTCTAAATTGAAAAGTTTACCTGCGAGATCGGGAAGATTAACCGTAGTGCCTCCATGCTCGGCAAGGGTTACATCATGGATTATTTTATTTCCTGAAATAATAGGTGTAATTGTGCCACCGCCTCCACTCAAAACCCAGGTTCTGAAAGTGGAAACATTCATCCAAACGGTTTTATCGAACTCTGCTAAGTAATAAGGAAACTTATCATCGTTAGCAAGAGTTGATGTGTAAACCAAATAAGAAGGAAGTTCATTAATCCTATAACCATCAGCAGGCATTTACACGGGCTTTTTAGTTAGCCGCAAAATATCAGTAACAATTTTTGTGTGATTGATTATTCGTGTAAGTATTGGACTACTTACAACCTTTACACTTTTACGAATAATTTTCCTGTAGCAACTTCTAAATAAACAGGTAAAAAGCCGGTCAATGTGCCGGTTTGCGGCATGGAGGAAAACCTGAGTGTGCCCACTACTTCACCATTCAGTATTGCATTGTTTTGTAAGCCTCTTTCAACAGACGTAAGGCCCCTGCTATTGGATGCAGAAGCAGAAAGCGAGCGCTCTATTTTATTTGCCGGTGGTACGATATCGGAAAGATCAATTACATACTTTGTTTCTTCCACCAGGTTACGGACGGTTCGGGTAATCCTGATTTTTTTATTTACTCCTAACTGCGCATCTATCAGCCAAACCAATTGCCCTATAGCAAGGGTTAAATTCTTTTTTCTTATTACAACAGAGTCAATGTTTACCACATATTGCAATTGCGGTTCGCTTGCTTCATTCAAAAACTGCTCTGCCCTGTTTAATAACTCCTCTTCTGCTGCATCAATATAAGACTGAGGCATTTTAATATCGATGATCGTATATGTGTCGCCAATAGAAGGCTTTAGCGTTGGAGAAGGAACGGTTAAGTTTCGCTCTTCTTCATTTTTTAAAATGGTGAACTTCTTTATCGCATTATCATAAGCATAAATTTTAAACTGATAATTTGAGAGCTCTCCCGAAAGGAAAACAATCTTTGGTTCTTTGCCTGGTAAAAAATAATCAGCAACATTAAAGTCTAGTGCTGCATCAGTAAATACAAATTCGTTTGTTGCATCAACGGCTGTCACCTTTCCCGTTCTGTGCGGGTAAACATCATCAAAGATTTGCGTATGCTCTATAATGCCATGCAGATCAACATTGCGTTCTATATATCTAGGAGCTTCTGTAAAGAATGGTCCCGAGGTTCCGGTAACAATAATTGTTTCCGTTGATAACTCAAGACTTGAGGTTATCGTTATGAAACGCATTTCATAAGTACCATTTGGCGCAATTACGAACTGCGTTGAGCCGGTGCCGGCAGGAGGAATGTTTTTGTATGCCCACGTATCAGATCCTTGCAACCGGTAAGCTACTTTTACCCATGTCAGGCCGGAAATATTTGGAGGGTCGTAAGTAAAGGAAAATTCCGTGTTGCTTACTCCCGATGCAGTGGCAACAATATTTAAGTTGCTTATGATGCCTGGCTGAAAGTCAGGAAGCAATAACCGCTTTTCAAAGCCTCTGTAATCAGCAGGCAAGTTTCTTTCTGCACCAACGGCCCAAAGCCTTGTAGCAAGAGCATTGCCTAAATCTTTTCTTGAAATATCATAAAGGCCTTTGCCGCTTCCATACTTAAGTGTTATGCTGGTATCAGTGGACCGTTTGGTTAGATGCAAAACTTTTCCTTCAATCCAAAACTCTGTCTCAAACTCCTCTGCTAATCGGGATAAAACATTATAACAGTTTTCAGCATTAAAATCCAAATGCTTTGCCGCCGTTGGAATCACTTCGCCGATACTAAAGCCGCTGTAAATTCTATCAATGTTCATTAAGAGTAACTCCATGTACTGGCTTGCATCGCCAACAAATGAAAAGAAAGGCTGCGTGAGCTCATTGTCAGGACCGAGGCCTAAAAAATACACCTTGCTTATATCAAAGCCCTCTGCCTGGAAAGTGAGGTTGTATTTAAAATCTAAAGTAGATAGCTTTTGTACATCAGGGGTTTTGTTCAAATGGTACTCTTCCCCAAATATGGTGCACCAATCGGAAAGGCGAAAATCAACAGCTACATTGAGCAAAAAAGTCAACTGCACAACATTATCACCCATAACAATTTTTGTTTGGGCGCTTGTTTTTTCAGGCTTTACCGTAATTAGTTTTTCCGCTCCTCTGTATATATCTACTGAGTTCATGTTAAGTTAGTATTGGCGTTCTGTCGTCTGCTAATAGCGGAAGGTTTGCATTTCCTTCGCCTCCCTTTGGCCTGGGCTCACAAACAACCAAGGTAAAAGTGTATGCAATCCGGTGATCATTGAGACCGGTTAATGCTTTTACTTTCTGTATCTGTGAACAGTCTTTATAATAAATGAAATAGCTCCGCGCTCCGTGGGAAGTAATGGACAATCTTCTCTCTCCAGTTCTTGTGAGCATATCAATGAATGCATTTCTTTTTATCCAAAAATCCTCTTCGCTCTCTGTTACTATGGCCATTTGCAGGCTTATATCACGCTGTTGGAAAAACGTTGTTTGCAGGTCAACATCAATTCCGTGTTGGTCGGGCCAATCATATTCTATGTGTGGCTTTATTTTCGGGTATTTCAAAAACTCGCTGCCTCCCTTTAAAATGCCCAAATTGTAATTAGCCCAAAGGTCAATGCCGTCGATATAAAAATAGTTTGTAAGGTCTAGCATTGTACTGTTTTTAAATTGCCACTTTTATTGATGATGTACCGCCTTCGTAAGAATCAAACTTGCGAATGATTGTGTCCAGTCTTGCCACGGTTCTTCCTGTATTTGCCTCAATGTTCTGTTGCACTTTAAGTTGGTCGGTTGCTATTTTCAAAACATCGATCAGCGTTAAGCGCACGCCTCCGAATTGGCCAGCCAAAAGATTTCCGGTGTCTTCAGTCATTGCCTTGAACTGGCCTGCAATAGAATTTTGAGTACTGGCATCGCTAATGTTAATACCTGCAATCTTCTGCAAATCCTCCAACTTCTCGCCTGCGGAAGTGATTGCCGCATTGTAGGCTTCTCTCAATTGGTTTACTTCGGCTTCAGTAAGCCCATCTTCCGAGAAAGTGGCAAACTGTTCAAAAATTTCATTTATAGGTCCTTCCAGGTAGCGGAACTTCAAAGCATTAAGAAGCGCATTTCGCATGAGCTCCTCGAAGTTTCCGGCAAAGTCTTTTGCAGAACGAAGTCCGTTTTTAAAACCGTCAACAATGCCGTCAAGTATATTGCTTGCGGTGGTACCGGTGAAAACCTCTTGGGCTCTCTCCCTCAAATCGGATAACTGTTCGTCAATATCAACGCCTTCCTGTTTTAGTTTTTGTAATTGTTGGAAAAGCTCTTTTGCTTTATCAGTCAACTGTCCCTTTGCAAAAAGCTCTTCTAACTTTTCAAAGGTTAATCCTGCCAGCCCTCCAAGTTGATTTTGAACCTGGGTTGTATCACCTGCACCAAAAAGAGAGGCAATCGCACCTGCTGCACCTATAAAATTTAAAAAACCGTTCTTTTTCTTTTTAGTGCTCTGCCCTGCAATAAATTGCTCTTGCTGCAGAAGCTGTAGGATGCGGTTAAACTCTTCCTGGTTTTGCCGTTTACTTATTTCTAAAGTTTCCTTCTGTGCCTTGAGGCCTTCCAATGTAAGCTTGTTGCCTTCTGCTTGCAGCAATAGCCGGTTTCTTAATGCTATTCCATATTCTATCTCTCCACGAAGAACAGCGGCGTTAAACGACTCTATTTGCCTTTGCGCTTCTGCTGCTGATTTTTTAGCAGATGAAAAAAGGTTGATTACCTGTGTTACAAAACTTGCTCCGGCTGAAGCCGCTCCAATATAATCACCGCTTGCAAACGAAGCGAGGCCGGATGCGGCAGTGCCCGCCAGGTTCACCACCTGGCCGATTTGTGAAAGAGTGGTAGATAAATTTTTGTTTAAAGGTTCTACCGACTCAGCCAGCGTTGAAAAAACTCCTGATAGTTTTGCGGCATCGGCAGCTATTTTATTTAATTCAGTAACAGAAAGGCCTAAAATTTCAGAAGTGCTTTGAAGCAAACTGTTTAACCTTTCAATCTCGGCCTCTACTGCTTTTATGAGCTCCGGGCTAAGAGACTGCTGTTTACCTTCCGCATCAGTAAAAATGCCGGACCTAAGTTGCTCTCTCAAATCTTTTATTTGCTGCTTCAGTCTTTCCCTGGAAAATCCAATTATATCAGTGCCTAGTTTTTTATAAAGGTCAGATTGCCTTATAAGAGAATTTTCAAGAGCCTCCAGCTCGTCGGCCCTTCCTTTTTTCAAAGCTTCTTTTACTGCTTCATGATTCTTAATGATCCCCTTCCCCTTAGCCTTGTCCAACTGCAACTCAAGCTGATTGTATCGCTCATTAATAAGGGTTCGCTGAGAATTATAAGAAAGGGTTGCTGAAACAAGGTTTGATATGTTTTTAAGCTCTTCCTGCGCCCGCTCCTCATTAAATTTTTTCAGTGCATCGGACAATCCTTTCAACCGTTGCAGGTCGCCAATGTTTGCAATGCCTAATACAATCTTTGGTGTGATCTTAGCAAGTTCGTTTTGCAAAAACTCGCCGTAGGATTGCAAATTTTTGGTTTGCTCATTAAACAGCTCATTTGCTTTCTCAATGCCGATTTGCTTTTTAGCCTCTTCGAATTGTTCGAAAATCCGCTTTTGGTTATCAAGATTTTTAAGGTATCTGTCAGCATCATCTTTAAGCCTTGTGTTTTGAAGTTCACGGTTGCGGGCTTCATTGAGTGCATTAATATCTACTTGGCCAACACCCTGCACACTGGTTTTATTTTTCTTATTGAACTCGGCAACCTTTTGGTTGTAGTCAACAACATTTTGGATGGCAGCATCGTATTTTTCATTGATCTTATCCAGCTCCGATTGTTCTTTAATCAATCCGGATTGATCAGAGCCCCGCTTCAGTCCTGCAATTTTTTCCAATAAATTTTTTCGCTGTTCGAGAAGTGCGTTGGTTTTGCTTTCAAGCGCGTTGGCTGCTGCAATTTCCCTTTTCGACTCGCCGACAATCTTTGCCCTCTCTGCTTCTAGTGCTGCAATTTTTTTATCAAAGGCAATTCTTTTTTCCTTAGTATCGGACTCTTCTTTCTGTTGCTTTTTTAATGCAGAAATTTCTTCATCAATAACGGCAATGGTGCGTTTTTTTGCTTCCTGCTTTGTTGTTTCGCCTTGCGCAGCCGTGGCAGCTCCTTCCTGGGCAAGCTCCTGTGTTACTTTTTGCTGACCCTTCAACTGTTGCTCCAATTGAGAAATAGCAGACTTTGTTTGTCCGGGCGCTAATAATTGAGTTAGCCCATACGGATCGGATTTGTCGAACTTACCTTTATTAGCAGCCAAGTCTTTTACAGCGTCATTCAACCCTTTAATCCTTTTCTTTAATGCATTCTCCTGCTTAATGGAAGCTTGCAATGCTTCATCGTTTGCCTCAAGTGCAATTTGTTTTCTTAGAGCCTCCAGATATTTGTTTACATTGGCGGTAAGGATTTGAACGGAGTTGGTTTTAGCATCGTAGCCTTTTACAATCTCAGGATTAATTTCTTTTAGCTTATTGTAAATATTTAAACGCTGATCTTCTGTAGTGTTACCCGCTTTAAGGGTTTCTACATAAGCCTTAATCTTAACCTGCTGCTCTTCGAACTTATCGCCAACATTTTTTTGCGCATCAGCCAATAATTCGGCTTTGCTTTTCACGCTATCTGCAGTACGCCCAAAAACTACCAGTGCGCTAACTAATAAGGCCACGCCGGTCGCAACAGCAACGGCAGGATTAGCAAGCATAGTAGCATTTAGTAACCGCATGGCCCCCGCACTTGCTCTCATTGCGTTGAAGCGCAATATTTCTGCAATTGTCCATCCTTTAGTTAGTGCGGTAGAAATAGCAGTAACGGCATTGTGGGCAATGATAGCTGCTTTGTAGGCACCGTACGTAATCACTAACACTTTCAAAATGTCGAGCACCTTTTCATAATTCTCAACGAAAGCCGTGGCGGTTTTTATGGCGCTGGCAATTATTCCTTCCTGGCTTTTGCCAATATCATTAAGCATCCTATCCACAGCATCACGGAAATTCGATTGAAGGCCGGTAATAGTTTTTGCCTGCGCCTCCATCAGCCCGCCAAACTTGGAACCGTTGGCCGTAAGGTTCTGAAATACTTTTTCTATTTCAGGGAAACCAACTTTTCCGGCAGTAATGAAGTCGCCAACTTTTTCAACAGCAACACCTAATATTTTTGCCAGCTCCTCATAAATTGGAATACCGCGGGTAGCAAACTGCCTTACATCTTGAGTAAGTGCAACACCTTGCGTTTTGATCGTTCCGAACAGGTAAGCAATTTCTCCAATGGGAGCGCCAATACCTGCGGAAATATCACCCAGGCTTTTTAGTGTAGTTTTTATTTTGTCTGCGGAGATCCCGAAAGCAAGTAATTGTTTTGTGGCTGCGGCAACTTCTGAAAGTTCAAAAGGAGTCTTTGCGGCAAACTCTGTTACTTCTGCAAGTAACTTATCTGCCTTTTCCTTTGAACCAAGCATGGTTGTAAAAGCAACTTCCAATTGCTGGAATTCGCCACGCACCCGTGCCACCTCGCCAACAAAGTTTGAGCCTACAGCAAAAGAAGCATATAGGCCGATTGCGGAAGTAGTTCGCTTAACAATGCTGTCAATAACATTGGCTTCCTTCTGTGCTGCATCGGTTAGTTGCGAAGTTTGTGCAATCAGCCTTCTTATATGTGCCTCGTATGAATCGCTTTTTATGTACGCTTCAAATTCGAGTGGACTACCTTGAACGTTTACACCCATTGTTTATAATTTTTAACCGCCTCCGAAAATGTCCTTCAGCCCGCCAAGGCCTTCAACCTCTTGATCTTTATCCTTTTTGTCTTCGCCAGGTTCCGGCATTTCTGGAATCGGTATGGTTGCACCATACATGCAGACATTTATAAAACTCATTTTCCAAAGAACAAAGTCGGGGCTTACTCGAAAAGATTTTGCAAGACCTCCAACGTATTCCCAGGGACTTGTGGGCTCGTCTCTTCTTTCGGCTCCTCCGCTTCTTTCTTGCTTATCTCTAATGCGTTGATGCCTCTCATTAAGACGATAGTATTCAAAAAAGCCTCGACTCCCATTTGTTTAATAACCATGGAGCAAAGGGCCTGCATTTCTCCGGCTGTCACATTGAATAAAAAAAACTCTATCATCTTTGGAGAAGGGAGTTTCTTTTTGTTGGTAACAGCAAGGGCAAGTATCTCAGCCATTTTATCATTGCTCTTGCCCATTTCATCCATGAGGCCGTTATAATCAAACCGTCCAGGCTTCACCCTCATCATAAGCCTTGAAATACGCATTGCCGTGCCCATGGTAAGCGGACGGATAACAAAAAACCTCTTTGTTGCTTTGTTTTTTCTGAGTAGCTTTTTAATAAAACCAGCCTCTTCATCCGCCCGGACATCAACATCAAAATTTATTGTTTCCTCAGTGATGGCACTGGCAACATTTTCGAGAATTTCTTCTTTGGAAATTTCTTCTTTCTGCATGTAGAATCGTTTTTGCAAAAACGCCCCTTGTTATCGGGGCGCCTGGAATTTTTATGGAGGAAGATGGATTAATTCGCATAGGTAGCCTTCCAGTTGGATACTCCTGATTTTGTCGGAGTAAGAACCGTTGCTACAATGTCAATTGCTCCAAGCCTTGTACCCTGGAAAGAGAAGTTTTTCTTTGCTGCGAATTTTACACGCACAAATTCAAAGATGTTCCCCTTCTTATCAGTGATCTTCAGCGATTTTTCTACTTCCGGCTGTGTGCTTGGTGGCTCATACGTGGATTTCGTTGCACTGCCATTGCTAAGGGTAGCAACAGGAATCGCAAAGCCAGTACCAGCACCTAAGTAAGCTGTAGATGCGCTCAGTGAATCAGACACAGTATATCCTTCACCGCCATACACCAGCGTTACCACGGTAACAAGCCCGCCGGCAACAGTGATATCAGCGAGTGCGCCGGTACCAGTACCACCAGTTAAAGGAACTGATTTATAAGCAGCGCTGGTATAACCGGAACCTGCCGTGATTGAGCCGAAAGTTGCAATGGTTTTATAGGCAGTAAATGTGCCTCCGAAAAGCAGGTACATTGCTCTACCTGTTGTATTGTTGGTTGACCAGCTAATACTATCAACTCCTTTTTGCGATACAAACGACTCAATAGGATCCTCGTTTTCTTCAACAAAAAACTCTGTCTTTGTTGGGTCTGACTCATTAAATACACAAGAGTCTTTAACAGTCAGTCCGAGTGCTTCCCAATTTGAGCCTATGCCGCCATCGCTTGCGATGGGAGCAAGTTCGATACTTACTAATCCAAGTATTCTTTTGCCCATGATTTAATTTTTAAAATTTTCTGAATAAAATTCAACTCTTATGTTGCTAAACCACTGCTTGAGTGTTTCATCAAACAATAGGTTATGTTGCTGTACGGTGAAATAGCAATCACTCATCCAATACTCATCTACCACTTCTATTGCTATGTCGGTTAATTCTTTGAACCGTTCATCATTCCTCGCTTTCTGACTTATGCCCTCAACCGTTATATCCAGGTCGGGAACAAAAATGTTTACATTGAATGTTCCTTTTTGCAGTTGCTCGTTATTTATCCCAAGCCCATTGATAACAACATTTTCCTTTTCAACATTCATATTGATCGGCGCATCTTCTTTGTACACATCACCAGTAAGGGCGAGTTTCAGATCGCTTGCCGCAATCCGTGTGTAAAGAAGATTTATTGCATCAATTGTGGTTCTCATAACTGTAATCTGCTCGCCCGTTTACCAACTTTTGACATTAGCTCTTTAAGAAGTTCCGCGGCTGCATCAGAGGCATTTGTAATTACATCGTAACCCCTTGCCTCAACTGCTGCAGCGTAACTCATACCGGCCACTCCAATGAGCGCAAACCCTTTCGGGTATTGCTTGGCCACTTCTGCGATTGCTGCTTTTGCCGCTTGCTTCCCTACTGATTTGCTACCAAAAGAGCCCTCTACCTGCTTACCGTTTTTAAGAATTACATAGCCGATGGAAGAGCGGAGGTTTCCGGTTTGGTCCTTATACGTTTTCGTATTTCGGGCATCCCGTATAAACTGCTCTCCAACCCTTCGAAGCACAAGCAACACGGCCTTTTCAATTTTCTCCAGGTGTTCTTTTGCGATCTTATCCAGATAGGCCTTATTAAACTTTGGTACAACTGCTATAGCCATAACCTAGAGTTTAATTGCCCTGGATGAAAACCTTTTACCGAGCCTTTAATTACGGAACCACTGTGAAGCGTAACCGTAACCTGTTGGCCGATAATGAGCACATCGGATGATTTGAAGTACACCGTTCCCGAGTAGTCAATTTTTTTTCCTCCTTCGCCTATTAGTACCCTGTTGCCAGTGTTGGGCTCGTACCTACATTCATACGTTTTTGTAGTTGGAGCACCGCCACTTTGCCAGTTACCGCCACCGTCTCTTGTGGAGTTTGGGTTTGTGGTAACACTCATACTATCTGGGTATTGTCTTACCATAGGTTGATAGCTTTGATTGTGGGCTGCAACGGGTTATCTAAACCCCATTTGTTGCAAAGCCTGTTAATCAAATTTTCTACTGCTTCCCTGCTGTAAGAAATAGAATAACCACCCTCGGAAACACTACTTATGCAATGACTATATAAAAGCCTAACAGCGCATTCATCAATGGCTTTTTCGTTAGAGGCGATATATTCGGTTCCCCCATTAACGCCGGCATCAAGTAGGACTTTATCTGCCTGGAAACTATCAACGGAAAACCCCGATAACACGCCTCTAACTAAAGCTTCTTTATTGGTCATAGTTCAAAGAACTAATGGAACGATATTAATAAGTCCAGGAAGTGTTGAGCGCATCCATCAGGTACGCACGTTTGGCAGATGCAAACACAGGGAATGCATTAGCCATCGCCTTGGTGCTTTCCACCAAAGGCTCTTCCTGAGAAAATCTTTTGATCATCACGTGACCACGCTTAACCTTAAGCGCAGTGCTGCTTTCTACTTTCTCATCGGCCAAAGGACCATGGTAAGTATTACCGCAAACTGCTTCAGGAACGAGGGCAACAACACCAGCCTGGAAAGGCGTAACAGTAGTTTTAGTACCATCTTGCTTTTCAATCTGCATTTGGCTATCGATAATGATAATGCGGGGCAAACCATTTTTAGCCATGTATTTGTTTACCGTTTCCAGATCAGGTGCGCTTTGTCCGCTCACTGCAACAATGGCCCATGAAGCCATGGCCTTTTGCACCTTTTCGGTGGCAACCATGTAGTCAAAAGTGTCCTGGTCCATGTAGGCAACACCCAATCTCCAACCGGCAGCTTTCGCAAGCTTTTGTTTGGCTTTGATGTTGGCAACAGGATCAGCACTTGCGGCCGTTGACCAAATGGTTGTAACGCCGCTCTTTTGAGCAGTTGGCACCATGAAGTCAATTGCAGTTTCGGTAACAACACCATTGTTGTTGTCTTTATCCAAAGTCACTTTACCAGTAGAAAGGGCACGGAGAGCTAACCACTCCAAACGGGCATTTACACCTTTGAAGCAAAACTCCACATCTTCATAAATCCAATCAAGTATAGCTTGAGCGCCATCGGTGGTTTTTGCATAGTTCAAAAGCTCATAATACTCATTGAGCTCGCTTTCTTTTTTATCGCGGGCAATTTCAATTTTGGGAATATCACCGGAAAGGCGATTGATCACCCTGCGGGTTTTACGGGGAGCTGTAGCATCATAAGAAACTACATCTGCCGCAATGGGAAGGCCTAAGTCAGCCTCAAGTGATTTCCACGTGAGGGTAGGCGTAAATTTCAAAGGGAAGATCGAAGGATAAAAGAAGTCATTCAGGTTGTAGGTATTAACTACCGCCTGCATGTCCTTTTCTTTCAACCCCTGTACTAATGAATTTTTCATTACGAACGATTTTTGCTTTAAGATTTTTGGTTTCCAACTAATGCCTTAAACACTCAAGCTTATACAGCATAAGTGATTTGAGGCAGCAATGCTTTCAGCGTAGCTGTTGCCGGAGGTATATTGCCAGCGATGGCAGTACCTTTTAGCACAAGCTGCGAGGTGTGGTTATCACTTGCTGTTATCAGCAAAGAAGTTCCCACCATACCTACAGGAGTACCCGTGCGGGCGCTTGTGGCTGAAGCAGACGAAGCCTGCTCCAACACGTCACCGGCAGTAAGGGCCGTTCCGATAGTAGCATCTACAGTAATCACATCGTGAGTTGTGTTAGTTGTACTATCTATTGCCGTAATGGTTTTGGAAACACCACCGATGATGCCAATAAATTCACCTACTTTAAATAGATGGCCTTTCTTTACCTGGTACGTTGTCGCGGAGTTAGTAGCATTTGCATACAGTTCCGCAGTTTTCATAACATGAAAAAGCCCGTTACTGTCTTTGCGGACAATAGCGCCGGCCTTCACTGTATCACCAGCCGTAAGATTAGCCGCGGCAACGGTCATACCACCTGGTCTATCTTCCAAAATCTTCGTAAACGCGAGAACTACTTCACTCTCGGTTGATTTATAATTTTGCATGGAACATGCTTTTTTGTGGTGAGGAATTATTCAAGTCTCTTCCCGCCTAAGTCACTAGCTTTAGAGGCATCGGTTTTAGCAGCGATGTATTGCGCTGTCTCAAGCGAAACGCCTTCTTTGTTTTGTTGCTGGCCTAAAATGGTGGCAGAAGATTGGCCGAGGCCTTCGTCAACAAAGGATTGTTTAAACTCCAGGTAGTCCGCTTCAATTCCATCGACGAAGGCATCAATATCTTCATCTTTTTCGGGTTGAGACTTCCCTTTCAGCAATATCTTTCGACGTGCTTCCGGAATGCCTTGAAGCTTTGGATGAGCATTTATCTTTTCTGCTATGGATGCTGCTGTGTTTTTCTTTTCAACAGATTCCAAGCGTTCCATAAGAGCTTTTGCCCATGCCGGAGTGTCATCCTTTGTTTTTGGTTTTTTAGCTTTCGAAGTGGGAGAACCTTCTTCAAGTTCCTCTTCCTCCTCGTCGATTTCATCAGAGCCTTTTTTAGAAGCGGCCTCAAGTTTTTTCTTATAGTACGCCTCTCTGTCATCATCCTTTTTTATTTCAATAAAAGGAGTGATTTCATTAATAGTCTCTAACGCTTCATCGACTTCGCTGTCTTCTGAATCATCATTTAGTTTTTTTGCAAGTCTTGCCGCGATTGCGGTTTGCCTTTTTTTGGATAAGTCAACGCCTGGGTATTTAGCCTTCAGTCGCGCCTTTACCTTGTCTAGTAATGCCATAAATGGAAAGAACTTTTAAGTTTGATTGTAAACCTATAGTGTGGGATTGTTTGCAGAAAATTTAACCGTGTAAGTAGTGCGATACTTACAAACAAAGGCTTACTTTGACGATATGCTGCACCGTATGGGAGAATTTGAAGAATGGGAACTAGCTGAGAGAGCTAAGGACTATATCGAACTATATGCAAAGCCTGGCGATACGGTGTGTTACATTCCTTACCGTGATGTGCCAACGCAATCAGAGAAGCATGTGAAGTTTGTGTACGTGGAAGCTGTAGGGTGGGTGTATGCTGATAATAGTCAGGATTCAGGTGTAGGATAGAATAAAGCTCTCATTCTTTTTTACCGAATCAAATGACACGTTGAAAATATTTCCATTCCCGACATGAAACAAAAGCACTCCCCTCTCTATTGAATAGCTGTTAATGCCATGCTTTGAAAACATAGCCACCAGTTTATTGAACACCTGCTCTGTAATGTACTCCGGTAAATTATTTTTTGCTTGTTGGTAGGTCATGGATCAACTTATAGGCTTACCGTGCATCAGTCTATCAATCATCCATGGAGTAACGCCCGCTTGAATAAACTTAATTTCTTCTTGTGTTGGAAAGCGACCTATGGCTGCGGCAAAATGTTTCAGGCCATCGTACCCGATTTTATTTTCTTGAACAAATTTTGTCACGCTCTCCCTATCTGTATTCAGGCATTCGGCTATATAGTTCAACTCAGCCTCGTGTTTAATGGCTGTTAATGTAGATATATCAAAATTGACAATTGCCTTTATCAGTTTTTTTATTTCCGCGCTTACAACCATAAACTTAACTTATAGGTTAATTTCCAGCTCTTTGCCGGTGAGTGAATGATAAAGGTTTTGGAGTTGGTGTAGGGATTGAAATTTAAAAAACGGATGACCTTTTAGAAGCCAACAATTATCATCATTATCATACATAAGTATGATGTTATTTAGCCTTCTGTAACCGCTGCTTTGTTTCTTAAACCCCGCCTTCTCCAATATTTCAGGAGTTAAAGGAATTGGTGAAAACCCATCCTCGAACCACATCCACAATTCAGCTTTTACTATTTCGCTATTATACTTTTGAATAAGATTATTAAGTCTTATATCATTCCAGTTCAATTGTGTTTCTGTGGATAATTTTTCTTCTTGCATGGGTTCCATTTTAGGAATATAGCCATTAAACTTTGACACCTGTTCTCTGGTATATTTCATATAGCAAACTTAATCAAAATACTTTCCATAATACTGCGGATTATCACGAATAAAATAAGGAAGTGATTTATATCCTTGCAACTTCTCTGCATTCGCCTTCATCCACTTGGTCGCATTGCCTGGCACCTTCTTTACACTCATTGGATTGCCCGGCTCTTCATCATTAAAGATTGCATCTAACTGCCTGTCAAAATCTGCATCGCTAGTAAGGATTGGAATAGCATAACATAAACACCTTGTGTGGAACCCTACATGCTTATAGTCCTTTGGATACTTACCAACTAAGTGATCGCAAATATCTCTCGTCGGGTGAGCGTCCGAGAGCTTTACTTCAATAGCTGAAACCGTTGGCGACACTTTCCACCGCTCATGATCGCTCGTTCTATATGCTATATTTGTTTCGCTTGCTGTGAGCCGCAAAGCATTTTGATAAGATGAACGGTACACACCGCGGCCAGGGTGGAAGTTCTTTGCCCTTTGCGATAATTCCAGTTCGCCTTTTGCATTGCGGACCTTGCGAAATAATTCATCTGGATTTTTAAGATGCTTCTGTAATTCCCTCGCCATTTCTTTTGCTGACTGACCTTTGCCAATACCGAGAGCAAGGCCATGCTCCAGCTCATTGTTAAATGGCTTCAGGCCTTTCCATACCCTATCGCTTAAGCCGAGGCCGTCACGCCTTCTATTGGTGAATGATTTTAATGCACTGGTGTTCGGGTCGTAAAGGATTTGCTTTGCCTTTGGAGTAACAGAGCGGCCTTTGAGCCGTTGATCGATCAGCACATTATTTTTCTCGTTGCCTAAATCCCACGACTCTTTTATACCATTGACAGAAACGGAGTAGATACTACCATGCATTTGCTTTAATGCAGTATCTACTTTTATTTTCAGTGCAGGGTATTTATTGAGGTCGAACACCTTGCCTTTATAGGTGTACTTAGCTGCGGTGAAAGTTATTTCATTGATGGCTTCCCCGTATATAGCACGGACAGCCTCATGTTGCTTGAGGATATTGCGGATAAGTCGCTCTTCATATTTTTTGTAGTCGATCAATGTTGCTTAGGTGATATTTCGTTTGCTTGGTAAGAACCGGGTAAAAAGGGATTAGTAATATTTAATCGCTCGTTTTCCTTTTCTTCCCTTTGTTTTATTCTGAGATACATTTCCTCCTTACTTCCGCAAATGTTTACATAAAATTCAAGTGAACAAACATTCAGAGTTTCCTTGCCTTGAGAAATCCACACCGACCCTTTCTTAATTCCCGGCACGGGTTCTCCCTTATCCGTGTAGGCTGACCACCTCCCATCTTGAAGCACCATGTAACATGCCCTACGAAGATGCATAGCGGAATTATTTACTTTTTTGGGATAATAGTTTTTAAACAAGTATCGGATTGCGAATACAAGCAATAGGTTGAGCAAAATGCTCGTTGTGCAAATAATTGTTGTTAGCATGATATAAAGTTTTACTGATTACTAATATTCCCATCATCGGGTATAACCGGAATTTTCTTTTTGAGTTTGAAATGTTCAGCCGCTTTGCGCATCACCTTATCTTTTTTCCAGTCAGGATGATTCTTTTGTGTTTTCAAAAGATACTTGCCGATCTCATCCACTTTGTCCGTAGGTATTTCATACTTCGCATTGGTTTCGGCAATGCCCAATGTCTTTTTTGCTGTGGCAAATAGTTCTGCGTGTTGCTCTTCTGTCATTCCGGATAGAACGTGAGCGACTGATTGTTTTTGCATTAGTAAGGAGGTTGATTTTTTATAATTGGGTTTTTGATTGCGGCAACAGGTTCGTTTAATCCATTCACACAAAGTATTTCGCTTCTCTCTGGCACCCCAAAAGCATCTATGCCGCGCCATACAGTCATATATGATGAAGCAAATTGAACAAGGATGCATCGGCACTTTGCACCGTGACTTAAAACTCTACGTTGGCAAGTGCAGTAATAGTTTGTCATTATTTATTTTTAAACTTGAAAGGATACTTGTCTTTATAACTACTCCGCTTCACCTTACACTTACCAGCGGTGTGTATATGCCAGCATTCACAGACTTCACACCAATACACATTCATTTTTCCCCTGCCATTCCTACCCATGCCTTGTGCAACTTCACGGGCTTCCTGCTTTGTGCGATATGGTACTTTGGCGCACATCAGATGAAATAGGCTTCAATGCATGCGTAAAAAGGAACTTCAATTTTATCTTCATCAGTAACAAGAACGATTAACCCGTTGCGGTCCTGAATGGTTCCCTCCACTTCGGCGGTCTGCTCTTTTGGCAACCGGATTGTTGCACGGACCCTGTCGCTTGGTTTAGCAGTTTCTAAACTTTCATCGAATGGGCTTTCAACCATTGGCTCAATTGGTGGGTGGGCACAACTTGCAATTGAAAAATATATTTCGCCTGTCTTGGCAATTAACTCCCGCTCTTCCTTATTCAATACCCATTTGCTTATAAACCTTCCTTTCCCATCGAACCACACAGGAAGAGACATACACTCTTCATCGGTCATGCTCTGAGGCTTTCCGAGTACAAGGTTTCTATGTTTAAAATCTACTGGTAGCATAAAAATTAATTGAGTTTATAAATGCGCCATCCCTGATTTTCACCAAGCAACACAGTTTTGGGTTTATCTTCTGTAGATAAAAAGCTTTCTATCTTAAAGTTCAGCGTGGGGCTTGATGAGAATAAAGCAGACATTCTTTTTATTGCTTCAGGCTCCGTTAGCTCCTCGGTTGTGGAAGGAACAAATTCCCTTGTTGTTCCCGTTCGCTTCTGCCCCACTAAATAGCCTATGACAAGTTTATACTTCATACTAATCGTTTAAATCATTATTCAATTTCTCTGCATCGGTGGGTTGCTCGGCTTTGATTCTTTCCAGCTCTTTCGCCGGTTCTTTCACCAATGGGTTTTGCGAAACAGCTGTCTCTTTACTCATGATGCCCCCCTGTACTGCAGTAGTGAGTATGTCAATCATTTCACTAATGTTCTTCGGCATGAAGTATTCAAATTTTGGCTTAATGCTTAGCGCCGTGTTCTTGCCAAACTTTACATTGATGTGAGCCATTGAGTGTTTCAGGAAATTGATACGGCGCTGTATTCCTTCGCCAAATGTGCCCTCAGTCTTTGCGGCTTTCATGTGAGCATCCATAAACATCATTTCCAGTGCAAAGCCGGAAGTGGCACCAAGCCCTTTCATGTTTTCAAATGAAACGTCCGGTGTATTGCTCAGCACATAGATCAAACGAATTAGCGTTTCAATCTCATTCTTAATACTTTCCGGTGCGTGATCCCATGACAGGTATTCGAGCTTGCCGCCTTTTTCAATCTCGAACACTTTACCATCCTCTCCCTTCTCGGCCAAGCCTTTTATTTTTCCCTGACCTACCAATATCGGAGATCCGTTATAGTCGTTAATGTCACCCCATTTTGATAGCAGCAACTCAAGCCGGCTGATAAGTGTTTGAACATTTGCCCATGCTGTCTTTGCCTGCTTGAAATAAATAATCGGTATTTTTTGAATAAGGTTATTCTCTTGCTTTGCTTCCAACTTGCCTCCAACACCAACAACGCATTTGTAAATTGTCTTGTCGGTATATAAATCAAAATGCTCCTCATCTTTTCCCTGCACTTTTATTTTAAAGCCACGGCCAAAAGCAATAAGGTTGTCTTTATCATCATAGGATGGAAGAAGCTCGTCGCCTCTTGATGATGCAAGGATAGCGGAACGCATGCGCCATGGCCTTCCCTCATTTGGAGTGTTGGCCCAATAAGTTTTATCTTCTTTGATATCTTCCAAATACCATAGCTCTGCGCACTCGGTTTCGCTGAGCATCATTTCGGCCAACTGCATGGTTTTGTAATCGAGCTTATTATCATCCCACGACTTTTGTATAACCTGCAAGTAATTAGTTTCGGCTTCATCTTTCGGAGTGGCGAGAAGCTGTATTTTATTTGCACACAATATAGCTGCGTGACGGAAAGAAATAAGTACTTGGAAGTCGAGGCCGATCTTATTCAGCTTCACTAATTTTTTTCCTGAATTAGTGGTTATCATCTTATCCTCTCGCTTCATTACTTCGTGTTCGTTAACATCGTACTGCTTTTTTGCATCAGCAAGTCCGTTATCTTCCGGCTTTTCGTTTTCCAGCGCCTGTTTTACTTTATTAAAGTCGCCTGCTTTAATGAGTTGGTCCAGTTCGAGTTTGTTCATGGTGGTTTATTGAAAGTTGTTCCAAATAGATGTTTCTTTTTTATTGCCCGATAGACTTGCCTTGCGGTGTATGTCCTCGGATGGGTAAAATGTGAGTGAAAGAGAATCTGCTTTGTCCGGTGAGCGGGAAATCCTTGCTTTAAGTTCTTCCTTCGGCTCAATCTGAATCATACCGTTACTAAGTAGCTTCCACTTTGTTTCTGTTAGTTCCTGAGCAAGTTCATCATCGGGTGGAAGGCATGGCTTGTGCTTGTTTACAGGGTTGAGCCATTCGCGGATTGCCCAATAAAGGAAGGCTCGCATGTTTTTAAAATAGTATTGGCCGGTGGAGTCTGTAAGCTCTGAGCCTTCATACTCTGCCCGCTCTCCCGCCTTTACGCTGTGCACCTGGTTATCTACTTCAAGTATATCATCATCTTCCAACACTTCCAGCACCCGGGAGTAAGCGCCGGCACCTTCGCCAATTGTATCTATGAACGACTGGGCAAGCATTGTTTCTGAGGTGTTTGCACGTAATTCAGAAACTATATGCCCTGCCGATTGCATGTGGTTTGCCGTGCCTCCTGAGTGGATAGAACGAAACTCTTTTACAAAACTTCCAAACCGGTAGCAGTGACAAGTAGAATCTGTTCCCATTCCGGCGATATCAGAGCCAAGGCGAAGGGCTTTGTGTTTGTGTGACCATCCTTGTTCCATGTGTTCCCGCCAATTGTCATTGGCAAGCTCTATCCAGTGGAGCGGTACGAGCACATCTTCGCCGACTTCGGGGAACATGCCCCGGACTTTCACGCGGAACAAATCGTTTGGCCTCCATAGCCTGTTTATGCCGTCAATCTCAAAATAAAAATCTCCCTTGCCTTCATTATAATCGCTTTGGGCAATGGGCATGCACCATTTTTCAACCCTATCCTTTACCCATTTGTGGTCCACCTGGGCGGGAATAGCTTTGTAGGTACCTGCCGCAATCTCTTTGTGATACACCACGTTTGGCGCCGTGAGTGAGTCGAGCCTAAAATGCCTCCAATGCTTTGACCTTTGTGAAGCTGCGGCATAGCCGGTGGAAACGTTGGGGTTAAACACAATCAATATCCGTGAATTGCCTTGCAGGTTTCCTTCAATGGCATTGAAGATTAGTTCGGGCATACCGCTCGCCTCGGTAACTACAAAGAATGTATTTACTGCGTGGAAGCCGGTCCATGCCTCTGTATTATGATCATCGGCCTTGAAGCCTGTTAAGAACCATTCTGCATCTTCTGTTCTTATATCATTGCCAGTAAGCCTGCCTGGTAAGAACTTGGCCCGGTTGAACATGCGTGAGATTTCGGCAAACATGATGTTCTTAACCTGCCTGCCTGTTGGTGCTGTCATGGCTACCTTGGTGTTTTCTACCAGCTCGCCTTTCTCATTCCATTTTGGAGTGAGGTATAAAAAACACATTGCCGCAACTGCGGCCACGAAGTCTTTGCCCCTACCGGTACCGGAAGCAACCGACACAGCGCTATGCATTTGAACGGCATCGAGTATCTCTTCCTGTTCAGGATCGAGGTTCACGCCAAGCACTATCCTTGCGAAATGTTTCCATCCACCAGGTTTGCGCCATTCGGCCAATTGTTGTATAGCCTGTTGTTTATTGACTCGGTTGTTGGGAAGCTGCTTTTAATAGGTCAAGGAAAGATGATGCTGTGCCCACTTCTTTACCCTTTGAAGTAGTATCGATCTTGTCCGTATAATCGTAGTGATTCTTAAGTATAAATGTGTCCATTGAAGTGCCTGAATACATCAAACGGCACTCAAGGATTTCCATAATTTGCGCACTGAGGTCGGAAATAACGGCATGATCCTTAAACTTTTGCATCCATTCAGCCCACCTTTGTTTTGTTACCCCGAACATCAACCTTATTTCTCCGGCGAGCTTTATATCGTTGGCTCTAACCACGTTGATGGGTTTACTGTCACCTTCATCTTCTGCCATGGGATCAGTAGTAAGATGCTTGAGCATTTTTTCCATAACGGGTATTACTGTTTCGGGAGTCCACTTTTCAGAATCTTTATGCCCCTCTTCAAAACGGTGACCCTCGGCGTTGCCCGCAACGAATTGCCCTTTCTCGTTCCTGCCGTTATCCACATGCTGAGGTTTTGGTTTTGTGGATTTCGGCTTAGGTTTTTTCACATGTTTTCCCCTGGCAGAGCTTTTTGGCTTTGCTTTAGGTGGGGTTTTCCTGGTGGCTTTCTTTTTCATGGTGGTAAATTGGAAAAGGCTCGCACCGGTTATGGTGGAGCCTTGCTAATGATTAAGAACCTGTAACGCCTCTCCTGCCTGTTAAAGACAGCCCGCTCAACCCAGAAAGTTGGCGTAGCGTAGAATCAATTCTTCTTCTGACTCAACTTTAATTTTTAATGGTTAAAAAATAAAAATACTATGGTTTCATTGAAAGCTCCAGCAACTCTTTATTGCACTTGAATTTCCCTGGAGCCTTTTCATTTATTTCTGCAATTTTCAATTCTAGTGCCCTTATAAGCTTTTTGCCGTTTATATACTGATTATCTGACTCCCGTAACCCTAAAAGCTCGTAAAGACTGTCCCGCTGTTCTTGGTTTTCAAAAATGATACATGACCAATACTCGGAAGACGTGTTTTTCTCCTTTAACTCTGCTTCTTTTTTAGCCTTTTCCCTGAACTGCTTTTGAAGTTCATTTAACTCAACCTCTGTATCAACCTCTAAGTTTGGCTCGCCAGGGTAATCTATTTTGGTAGTCTTTGGCTGCTTAACGAAAATGCTTTTCTTGCCGCCCTGACTGCCGTATTTAATTTTAAAGTTGCTCATAGCGCATAATTTCCAGGTGAACCAATGGGAAAAATTGTTTGATCTTTTCAAAATCTTCGGGGTATTGCTCTTTTATTGGCTTTAAAAACCGATAATCCAAGCCGTCGAACGTTTTTCCAAATAGCCTGTAATCCACAGGTAATTGCACCCCTGCTTGTTTTATAGAGCTTAGAACATCTGCTATTTTGTAATCATACACTGGGTAAAATGTTTTATTCTTTTGATTAACAGGGCCAAACTTTGTTATTGACCTGTATCTGGCAAGGTTGTCATACATTCTGTTTCCAATGGCAACAAAGCATTCCTTATCTAATCCTAAATCTTCTTTTAAATACCCTAGTAATTGCTCTCTGTTGACCATTGGCAGGGCGAATGCATTAATAATTTTTATGGTCGAGGGCGTTTGATAAACCTGATAATTGAGCATTTTATACAAGTTTGTGTTGGGAAGCCTTATGATCTTAGTTTTAAAAAACTCCTCGTAGTATGACAACGACCGCTCAATAAATGAAAGCTTTGGAATCAGATAATAGTAAACAGGAATAATAGTGTGAAAGTATTTTCTAAGCTCTACCCATGCGCAAAGAGCATCTTTACCTGTGCTGAAAGCAAGCAAGCACGTTCCATTTGTCCGTGCTGCCATTTTCTGCATTAGCTCCGTGCTGTCTTTATATTCGCTCGATACTGTCATAAAGAATAATGTTGAGAGCCGTCAGGCTTACCTGATACCTTTGGCGCCTCGAATTGTTTTAGCCATTTTTTCATAATCTCTTTAGCTTGATCTGTCTTTGAAATGGGAATACTGAAGCGAACAATCTCTGTAGGCTCTCCGTATTTTAAAGGCCTCTTGGCTCCTGGCCGGTAGCCGCCACTTCCTTTTTTTCTTCTTTTCTTCATTTTATGCAACGATTGCTTGACGTTTGATAATTTCATCAATAAAGCCGCTTTGTGTCATGTGAAAATTGATTCTCCTCTCCACGTTTGAAATAATATCAATTGCCTCGGGATCATTTTCGCTTACAGCCTTTATCTCATGCTCTTGCATGAAAATACACACACGACAAGAAAATCGATGCAGGTATTTGTACACGGGATGCAGTGGTATGCCCTTTTGTTCAAGATATTCCAAGACCTGTTTTTCTGTCCAATCTTTAATTGGCGCCCAATCCCAAATAGTGCGCATTGAATTTGTTTCCCGATTATTCCGCTTTAGCTTTCTTTGTTTTTTCCTCCCGCTGCTTTCTTCAGAACGAATGCCCAAGCAATTAATGATCAATTTATCTTTTACATTGTTTCGAATCCAACTGGCAATCGGATCGCGTTTTAAATCGCTGGTGCATTGTCTTTGCTGCATGCCTGGAAACTTGCCTCGCTGTTCCGCCATAGTCAACAATGTCTTATTCTTATTTCGAACAACATGCAATTCCAATCCAAAGGATGAAACTATTTGTCGGCACCAGGCCTCGGCGTCTTTATGTTCCCATCCGGTGTCAGCAAAAACAACATGCTTTTTAATTTCTGGATATTTTTCACACAGATAAGCAAGCATTGCCGAACTATCCTTGCCGCCAGAAAAATTTATTATTAGTTCCATAAAATCTACCTTTGCACCTCATTTGTAGATGCTTTTAAGTGTTTGCAATTGAATGACAAGTAAGGGGAGCATTCGTGCTCCCTTTGCCGTTAACCGTGTGCTGCTATCATCGCAGCCTCGTCGTTTGGACCACCTGGAGGAAAACCAGTGCCGACATTTTTCCCTTCGATTAAAGCAATCCTAAAACACTTATCGTCTAACAAATGCTCGCATATGCGCCAATCCATCAAATACTGTTCGAATTTATTTGCTTCTTTATCTTCCTCTGCTTCGTCCTGATACACATACCAAATATTGTAACGATCCTCAGTGCTCTTTGTAGCATTTTCAGGAACCTTGTCAACTTTTTCGAAGGAATGGAAACTGAACGTATGGAACGGAGTGATAACCTTTTCTTTTTGCAGATACTTTACCTCTGCCCAAAAAGTAAAATACTTGCCGTTCGATATTTTTACTATGTCGCCCGTGTTCAACTCTCTGCCTTTGCGATCATATAATTTTAGAATAAACATAAAATGAGTTTTGAAGTTGAATAAATGATTGATGAAAAGAAGGGGCCGAAGCCCCTTGCCTGGCTTTAGCTTAAAAACTTTGTCGTTATTACATCAAAAACATCATTGTCAACCCGAAAGCCTTCGCCTACATATTTGCTTTCTAAGCGCCCGTTGTCTCTTTTTGGCGCACTCATTTTATGCGTAGTGTAGTTGGTAACGCCCGAAAATAGCCCCCATAACGTCTCACCCTTTTGCTTCATCTCCTTTTGAATGCATGCGAGTAATTCATGCATTTGATTGAGCCTATAGGTGCTGTATTCCTTTTCTAAAACGTCCTTAGTAACCGAAATATCCACGTCAATAGTTTGCAAAACAATATCTTCAATATGCACCTTTTTAACAGGCGTTTCAGCGAGCTTGAAATAAGTATCAAAAATTGACTTTTCAACTTTTTCGAGTGCTTCCAGTTCCATTAATGATTGTTCAACTATGCGTTGAATAGATTGCGTATGCCTGGCGCTATTCTTAACATCACGGTATGCGGCGTTGAAAGTGTTGAGACACGAAATAGTAATATTTGTATGCCCCCAACGTAAAGAAGTTGAGCCGTCATGCGAATTGATTGCCGTCACGTACTTTTTAATACTATCCTTGTTTTCTCCTATGCCATTAACGATGCCCGTTTCCAGTTGTATGTAAACTTTTGCACCGCCATTGAACATGCCGCCCTTGTGAATTTCATAGCCCGTTTTTTCCCCTATTCTGTAAACCAACTCCGCAAGCTCTTTATTCTGATAAGGCACATAAGAACCTTTGCAAGTTTGAAAGCAATTATTTGTATCCTCGCGAACAATGCCAAAAAATGAAGTTTCGATATTGCCAGGCAAATAAAGCCCTTCCTTTTTCACGTTCCAATTAAGTCCGTATTTATCGAGCATTTCGTTAACCGCATCCGCTTGAACATTTTCTATTGCTGAACCAATCAAAGAGTCTGCAAAATTTGAAGCTTGTTTCATAATTGTAGTTTTTAAAGTGTTTAAATGATGTAATTGAATGACACCGTAAATATACAACTATTTTTGAAAAAGTAGCAAATAATCAAATTATTTTGTAAATAATTGATTTTCAAAGCTATTTTCAGCTTTCTTTTGCCTTTTTACCCATTATTTCAAAGAACTAAAAAGAGCCGTTTAAAGCTCCTTTTTCTGGTTGCGGGGGGTAGAATCGAACTACCGGTCTCCTCCAAGTCAAAGAGGCAAGGAACCACTCCTCCACCCCGCGGTTTATATTCAATCTTCCCTGGTTAATTCTTCAACCACCTGGGAAACTCTTGCTTTAAAATTTTCATCAGTACGGAGCCACATAGCCACCTGTCCTATGTAGTAATTCATCAGCCTTTCGGTTACACCTAATGTTTCGTAAAGGATTTTATTGAAGCCGGAACGCACCCTCACTTTGATCAGTGACGGCCTAAGCAGGTCCGTCCTTAACAGGCGAACCATCGCACCAACAAATACACGGCGATCTTCTGGGGTGTTCAGGTTAGCATCGGCGCTTATGTTGTACACTTCGCAGTAAAGAAGAAAGTAAGCTGGAACTTTTTTGAATTTTATTTCCTGCGGTGTGTCGCAAAAAAGAGATTTCAGCCGTTCGTAGATTTCCGGCGAATCTTTTTCGAGTGCCTTGCCTATAAGGGCATGCTCTCGTTTAAGTGGGTTAGTGACTACAAGCATGTTTTAGGTGGTGGTGGATGGCGTTATACAATACTACCTCAACAATGTGCTTGCGCCTCTTGTTAAACTATTTAGCAGAGCCCCAAAAGTGTATCAATTGTGTGCCGGATGGGTGCGGGGAGTGAGTTGTATTTTTTCTCTATAGGAGAGACTTTGTTTTTCCTGTTGTATTTTCTTCGCCTGCCCGTGGCCGTGTAAAAATCATCGCAGTTAATAAAGTTGTAAAGATCATCATCCACGCTTAATGCATCTGCAATTTTAGAAAGGTTATCGGCAGAGGGGAACGCTCTGCTATCTTCATACGAGCCCCAGGTTGCCCGCTTCATGCCGGCCATGAATGCTGCCCGCTCTTGTGTCCAGCCTTTAAGCTTGCGGCCTTTTTTCACGTTCTGTGAGAATGTCGATTGCATTGGGATTAGATTTTATTGCCTCCATGGTAGAAGCGATTAATACATTTAGTTTGGTTAATTGCTCTTCCGCTTTTTCAATACTATTCATAAGAAGTGCCGCATCGAGCATGGTGAGGCACCGGTACATTTCTTTTGACTTTTGCTTCAGTGTGTTTTTTAGTTCAGGGTTCATTGGTATAATTGTTAATCTTGCATTCCGCAATATTTTACTTTCTCCAGGTGGATGAGTGCACAAACCTTTTTGTCTTCCACCACGGTCCGATGTTGGAGACCCTGATCATCATACAGGCGAACAAACAACTTTCCTCTCTTTAGATAATCCTCCCGCTGATCGGATGGGAGAGCAAGGCAATATTTTCCTTTTCCTTCGCCTTTTACAATTTGGTATTTGGTTCCTGATCGGTGGTTCATAAAACTTCCTTTACTTCTTCTTTGGTGGATAATAGCTTTTTGATATAAGTAATAATATTTTCACTCACGCTATGCCCTAATGGTATTCTTAATAATCTTCCTATCTCTTGAAAATCCTGCATTACCTCAAGTGCTTCTTTCTTCCATTGTCTTAACTGTTGTAACTCCTGCTGTGTGGTGGATAATAGGTTAGTCTTTATGTAGTCAATGATTTTAAATATTTCTTCAACATCAACTTTTAAATTAACCAGGCAATAATTACTAAAATCTTTCTCCCAATCAACAGCAGATACACTATTACTGGCAGTAGGGTTCTGTTCTTCGATTATTTGAGCGTCCATTAATTCAAGGAATGGTTGATTGCCAAACATAATTCCATGTTCAATGAATTCGCTAAAGCCTTCTGCATCAAAACCGCTTTCGTACTCCATTCCGGTTCCCCTGCATGAAGGGCAATCTACATCACCAACTCCACCTTGTTCTATGTACAAAAAGCCTCCACACCGATTACAAGTACTATCTGGTATTTGCTCATGCTTTACATACTTAGAATAGCTTTCATAGATGTGCTTCAACATTGCTTTTGTTTTCTGAATAAATTCCTGCGGAGTTAATTTTGGGGAATTAGCTTCATTTTCAATATCGCTTTGTTCACTCAGGGGCTTATCTTCTATGGCTTGTGGTAATGGTACAGCAACCTTTCCCTTACCATCACATTGATCGCAAGCCCCACCATTTTTAACTTTAAAATTTGGGTCATGCCCACAGACGGGGCATCCAATTCTCCCAATATCATGAAAGCCCATTGCACCTATAAGTCCGTGATCTGGATTATTGCAGGTTTCTTTACCATCACCTCCGCAAGTCTCGCAATCCTCAATACCAAACTCATTCAGATCATACACTCCCCCATCCTTTAATATCTCTTTTAGTTCAGGGCTTACAGTAATGCCTGAATTTAGCCATGAGTTGTAAAAGTGCATGTCATTTTCATATTCAAGACGGTCTAAGATTGTTTCATCAACCTTTTTAATAGGCTTAAACTTTTCCGGCAAAGGCAATAGCTTACCTAGTTCTTCTAGATAGATGCGGGGTTCTTTGTTCATGGCTTTGAATTGATTATGCGTCGTTTAACCTCTTCCTTCTTCATTTCTATATCAGAAAAGAATTTTTGAATTTTAGCTATTACCTTATCAGATACTAAATATTCATCGGTCTGCACCTCGCCATCTCTGGTAGTAGTGATAACTATTTTATTTCTCGTTAACTCTGCTATGTCTTTACTCATGGTTTAGATTGTTGATTATAGTATTCAAGAAAAGCTACTACTGCTTGCCAAACGGCTTCAATATCAACAGAAGTTAAAGCCAAATCAATGCGATCTAATATTTCAGAAGCTTCTGCCCCATGTCTGCTTAAAAAATGCTTACTATAATAATAATCCCCTGACTTTTTTATCTTTCCTACTACAGGCATAAGCCAATCGAATGAAGTGTGGAAAGCCCAATTTTCAGAACTTTCATTGTGCCATACTTCATTTCCATTATGGCCCACAATCCAAGTATCACCATTCAAAGAATCAACTCTTAATGAGACAAATTCTGCTATTATTCTATCCCCTGTAGCTATATCTTTTGCTTCCATTGTTTTCTTTGTTTATTGGTTACCAAACATTTGTAATGCTATTTAGCTTTTGTTGCGTCGCACTTTTGTACGCCTTTATCGCTATTCGGCAATGCCGTAGCTTCATTTATCCTTTCGCAAGCAATCCAACTACATCCAAAGATGTCTGTAGCATTTGAATGTGTACAATGCTTGCACTCTTGACAAACAACACTACCTATCATAACTCCACTTCTTACCATACATGGTTCAATGCAATCAACATCTATTTCATCGCCTCTGGTTTTAAAATAATACTGCTCCATTACCTTATCATTTACTGGTTAATTTCTTTTTGGGCTGCTCTGTAGCCTGAGATGAAATTTCTCATTGCAAATTCTTTCCATTGTTGTAGTTCAATTGGGGTCATATAAAGAAGATGTTTCATTTGCTCATACTTTTCATTAACAAAATCCTTCGCCAAAGCCTCTACATCTTCCTGCTCCTTTAAGGGAAGGGATAGTTTTTTAAGCCATACAGGTTCGCCAGTATTCAAGTCTCTACCTGCCCATAATTGATGCCTTTGTTCTTGATTCAAAGCAAACCATTCGTCTTTAGAAACAGGCACATAACACTCTTGTAGGGGAAGGGTTTGTGCTTCTAGCCATTCAATTACCTTAAAACCATCGTTGTTATCATGGAAAGCACCATAAACGGTTCTATATTCCATAAAGGAGGCTATTTCAGTTCTTACTCCATGCTCCTTTTTTTCTAGCCTACAAACATAAATACCGTCTTCTTTTGGAGGTTCACTTGCTTTTACCCATACATATACTTCTTTATTTTCCATACCAGCTAATATCTTTTTTTGTAAGGGAACATGAATATCAAAATCGTCTGTAAAGTCTTGTTCGTTTTCCATACAATCTTTTTTAGTTCTTTTTATAGAGGCTTTGGTTTTGAGCTATTTTGGTAATGGTTCGCCTTGCTCTAGGTGTCTCCTTAATTTCATCCAATACTCTTCTCCTTCAGGAGATAAGCTCCAATCAAAAGCCCATCCCAAAGCGTCATTATTGTTTTCTATTGGCGCTCCTTCTACATAAAAAGAAGGGTTGTAGTTTTTTATGGCTTGTCTATTGTAAGGCTCGGGAAGAGTTTTTAAAAAGTTTAAAATTTTATTGTTCATGGTTTTTTATTTTTGGTTGTGAGCTATGGTGCTACTATGAGGCTTCTGTTGCCACGCTCGGTTTATCGTTCAGTAATTCTATTCATCATCTTCCTGCTCGTCGCCGTCTTCATCTGCTGGAATACTTATCAACCGGCTACACTTCTTTAATCTCAACTCCTTTCTCCTCCAACATAATTTTCTTTTTCAGCCTGTATATCGCCGTCATGGTTGCCTTGCTTTTCACATCTTCAACCACGTACTCACCGTTTTCATAGTAGGTAAAATCAGCTATGTATTTACAGGTGGATAATTGAAACTCTACCTGTACCTGTAGATCTGTAATGTGCCCACCAAGAAATTTTAATTTCAAATTAAAGTACCTGGTTGCTTCTTTCTTGCTGTCAAACTCATGTCCGTCGAGAACTGTTTTTTTGTTATTATACTTGCTCTTTTTTGTTTCACGTGCATCCTCCTCAAATAAGTGCGGATTCAAGTGAGCGCATGCAGATTTTTTTATATCGTCGAATGAAAAGTTTTTCATTTTCTCCTGTCGCCTCCTCCTAATTCAATAAAGTTGAAAATCTCTCTCATCCGGCTGCGTACCCTGCCGCCGTAATATTGCTCAATCTGATCGCCGGTTAAGTTCGTAGTAGCGTGTAGCCAAATACCAACGTTGCCCCTGGAATATCGGTTCTCGATTATGTCGCCAATAACATTACGTTCATTACCAAAGTGCTTCTTAACATCTTCACTGCCTATATCATCGATACAAAGAGCGCTAAACGGCTGAAAAAACATCGCTCCATCACCTACAGCATTCTTGAATTTGTTTTGATATATCTCTGCCGCTTCCACGCCGTTGGCCTGATATTCGTCCGCAAGTTGTTTTGCACTGCGCATAAAATAAACTTGCCTTTGATTTTTTTGAAACAACTTCATTACCGTTGTCTTACCGGTACCAAACACACCGGCAAGCATAATGCCTTTATCCATCGAAGGGTTTTGCACTCCTGCATTCTGCGCTATAGAAACAAATGTTTCATCTCGAGAAAAATAGTAGCAAAGCAGGTCGTAAACGAGTCGATTACCTTGGTCCACAGTAAAGCCTTTTTCTGGAAATATTTGCTTTGCCCGATACTCCATGAAGCCTTTTGTTTGCTCATAACTCCACTTGGTTCCTACGAGCTTCCTTCGGTTCTCTGCAGCCCTGCGTTCAAGCTCCTGGCTTTCGAGCAACCGTTCTTTTTTTTGTTTACCCCAAAGGATTGCTTCGGCTTCTTCCTCCGGAGTAAGATCAATGTGCTTATAAGTTTCCAAAGCCTCCCGAGCTGACCGCTTCGGGAATTGGTTTTGCATTAGTTTGCTTATAGGTTCCATTTTTTTGATTCAGTTGTAGTTTGTCAAATTGATTAAGAATATTGTTTAGTAGGAAATTCGTGCTTAGCCATTTGTCGCTATAGCACTTGTCAAGAAAACTTTTTAACCGTTTGCATGCCTCCGGTTCTGTCCACTCAACATTTTGCTTTTCTGCCCGCTTTCGCAACCTTTGAACGATGCTGCGGAAATAACTAGGGTCGCGTTGAGCAAAACTTGGATCGTCGCCAAATTTTTGCTTGTTGTAATCAAACCAAACTTTTACGAGGGCTTCCCAAAAAGGCGTGGCCGGTTCTTTATTTTTTTTCTTATCAATTTTTTTTACCGGCTTAATTTCAGGAGCACCGACAGGTGCGCCAACATTGTTTTGTTTAGTTTCATCTAGTTTAGTTTTATTAATAGTCCCAGGTTCCGTTCCAGTTTGTGTTCCAGATTGCGTTCCAAGTTGTGTGTCAGGTTGCGTTCCATTAGGGGACACAGTTTTTACTTGTGTTCCATTGTGTGTGCCATATTGAGACGCATAGAATGAAATAATTTGATACACTGCACACTGATTGCCCGTTCTTTCTTTTGCAATCAATCGGTTCATTTGTACAAGGCGATTCCTTGACCTATAGATCGCTGAGCGTGAAAGCCGAGTCCGATCCATTATGGTTGATATGGCTACTGTAAACTCTTTATGCCATCCATTAATATTATTGAGGTTCATAAGGGCATACCACAATACGATATCGTCGGATGTGACAGATGGGTTTATGACGAGCCAATCGTTGAAGGACTTTATCTCTTGTATGTAATTCACTGGATACTACTATTGGTGGATTGTTAATTGTTTTATTATAAGAAACGTCTAACCTCGTAACCTGAGCTTTTAAAAAAATCACTCCTTCTTATTAATTCTAAATTTGTTTTCAGATGTTTCGGATGACCAAGTTGGTTGTACTAATAGCAAAAGAGAAGGCCACCAATGATTAAAATTCCAACACAAAAAACCAATCAGAGTATAAAATCCCAAGCAAATAATAATAGGTGTTATATATCTCATGCAACCTGTTTTTGACTTTCGTAATTAAATACCCTTTTTAACTCCACAAGTAACCACTCACGGCTGTTCATTTGTAACCAGGAGCTAAACGGCTTGTTCTTTACTCTACACCAATGGTTAATTGCATCATGGTACATAGCGACGAGTGCATTGGCTGTCTTATCATCCAAAACCCTTAACCTCCATTTGTACTTAACATGCGTAATTATCTGACGCTTCATTTCATGCACTGCAGCAAGTTCCTTGTATGGCGTACCATCAGCTTTTACCTTGCCTGTATATTCAGCAACCAAGGCAGGCACATTAATTTCAATCGGACTCTTTTTGGTAAGAAGCTCAAAGGTTATTATGCCATCATCATACTTCGGTTTAGAGGCATTCAGAGCGCCGCAGTGCGGGCAAAGCTTGTACGATGCATGAATGAGCACAGCGCAGCCTACACACTCTTTAACGGGCGCCTCACCGCCCTCTTTTGGCTTTGGTGGATTATGGAACATATCGCTCCAGTCTCTCGAATCGCACCAATCTCCGTGCGCATACGCATTACCTCCCATGTCGATAATCTGGAACGCTTGCTTACCAGGATAAGGCCTTGCCCCCCTCCCTGTCATTTGAAGCCATAAAGGGAGTGACATAGTAGCACGGTTAACTATTACATGCATGATACTCGGCTCATCAAAACCAGCGGTGAGCACACCCACGTTGCAGAGGACAGCATTAGGGGTCTCTTTAAACCAGTGCAATATTTCTTTCCGTACTTTCTTATCTGTCTCTCCATCCAAATGCCTAACAGGATATCCGAAGGAAAGGAATGCATCACGGACCTTCTTTGAGTGCTCGATGTTGCAATTGAAGATTATTGTTTTCTCCTTTTTGCAATAGTTGTTATAAGCTGCCAGGCAGTTTTGTACATGCTTGGTAGATGAAAACACTTTACCCATTTCCTCCTCATCAAACTCGCCGTTCTTAATGCTAAGTGCCTTTCTATCCACATTCTTTATGTGGTAGGTCCTGTTTGGTACAAGGCCGGTGCTATTATCTTTCTTCCATAAGTCAATTAGGTCAGGAATATCGATGCCCGTTACTATGTCCTGAAAGTAATTTTTGAGAGGATCCTTTTTGCTTCCGCTTATAGGAGTAGCAGTAAAGCCGATAATGAGCGAATCGGAAAACTGATCGTATAGTTTCTTGAAATTTCCAATATGCGCCTCATCGACTATTACAAGACCAATGCTTCCAAAATAGTTCGGGTTTTTCTTGAGCCTGTTGTTAGCTGTTTCCACCATGGCCACGTACACCATAACGTTAGGGAGGTAAGTTGTTCCGGCAGTTACGGGAGCTGCAGTAATATCAAAGCCGTGAAATAATGTTCTGTATGCCTGCAAGAGCAACTCCTCTCGGTGCACCAGGATAAGCACCCTCTTTTGTTGCTTCATTAAATACCGCTTAATGAGCCCTGCAAACATTACGGTGTTATGGGTTACAGTAAAATCGCCAAGTAAAAACAAGCCGTCTCCATCTAATTCAAAACCATAATATTCACCAAGACCAATTTTCTCGACAGAAATTCCGGTAATCAAATGAGATTTTATTTGCCTTCTTTTTGGAGCTTGCTTTCTTTTTATGCGTGTTGGGATTTTGGAACAGTCGCCATTAATATGAACTCGGTAATAAGTGCCAGTTACGCCATTGTTACAACAGGTTTTTTCGCACTCTTTTTTTATTGCTCTTAGCCCCAGCGACCTTGCCAGAAAACATAAATCATTCGCAAGCCTTTCAACCTTGAAAACAAAATCAAAACCTGCATGATGAACATAGCCATCGGTGTCAACCAATCCTGCCAGCAATTCTAATCGGTCAGAAAACGATGCCGTTAAATAAGCAATCGGTATGTGCTTATTGTTGCGAAGGCTGTAAGTTTTTAAATGATTAACAATAGGATTGCTACCACCTTTCATTCCTTTACTTGGCCCGCCAACAACATAATATATTGGACATTTGCCTTCTGCCAACTCCTCTCTAATTGTGCAGCCTATTCCTTTTGCATAAGATCGAAGAGCGGAAACTATTTCTGCGTCTTTGGTTGAAAATCCTGGTGTTTTGCTATTTCCATCACCAAGCCATAACCCCAAAATGTAAGGAGGAATTAATAATTCCGAATTAGAGTTAAAATCAATTGCGCAAGACTGATAGCCCTTTGCAACATGCTTAAAAGTTTTAGAGCCTTTCAAATAATCGCTTACAGAAATATTTACTATATCGCCGCTACAATATTTCTTTCCGTTTGGAGCAGTTACGTTCTTTGCTCCGGTGTTTGTAATCCGAAGAGAAAGAACATGGCTTTCGTTCACAACGTATGGCTCTCCTTTAATGGGATTGACCCTATACATCATTTCCTTGCCGGTACATGTGCTTAAAACCTTTCTTGGCCTTGAATCAGGACCCATCAAAAACTCACCCCTTTTTATATCCTGCACTTCTTTAATGGTGCCGTCATACATAAGAACAGGGGTGCCATTTCCTAAACACTTGCCGCCTCCGGTTGCAAGCTGAAAAATCATCCTGCTAATTCCCTTACTGAACTTCGTTGCCAGCTTGTCGATGCCGAGTGTTTGATATGGTCGTAATGATATACTCACGTAATTTTTGTATTATCTGGATGGAACATGCCTAATTCTTTCTTCAATCTTTTGTTTGCTATTTTGATGTAATCAGCATTAAGTTCGAAGCCGATAAAATTTCTATTGAGCTTCGCAGCAACTAATGCTGTAGTGCCGGCGCCCATGAAAGGATCAAGCACAACGCCATTAACAGGACAGCCGGCTTTAATACAATCAATAATTAAATCAGGTGGATAGGTTGCGAAGTGAGCTTCAGAAAAAGGTTTGGCGGTAACACTCCACACACTTCTTTTATTGCTGCCATCCAGGTTAACCAAAACCCTTCCATTATTATCTACATATCCAGAATGACCAGTTTTGTGAAACGACTGCTGATTGCCTTTAGGATTAGGGTTTGCAGTATGCTTGCGACTTACTGCTTTCATAGGTCCATTTGTTTTTCCTGGCACTCGATCTGATCCGGCCTTTGGCCGGATAGATTTTGTGCCAAACGGATTTCAGTTGTATCTGCTAATGGCTGCAGGATAGCTTTCTGATCAAAGAAATATTTATTGCTTTTGGTTAGTAAGAAAATGTATTCATGAGCTTTTGTGCAACGATCTGTTACACTTTCGGGCATCGGATTGGGTTTGTGCCAAATAATATCCTGCCTTAAATACCATCCTGCTGAACGAAGAGCAAAAGCAACCATCCATGGAATGCCTAACATATCTTTTGCCTTAACTCCACCAACTATTTTGTTGGGCTGTTTTGAACAAGAAATCTGAGTGCCTTTTGAACCTGATAAATTTGATTTTCTACAAGCTTGTTCCTCCGTTCGATTTTTGCCAGCTGCTGCATAACTATCACCAATATTCAACCAGTTGGTGCCATCGTCGGCCAAGGCATTCCAAATGCCCCTATAGATATGAACGATGTGTGCAACAAATTCCTTTGGCGTTTTTTCCAAGCCAAGGCAGCATTCCATTTCAGGAATAGTAATATCAAAACCAAAAAGAGAATAAGTTATTTCCGGCCACATAGTTTTAGGCACACCATAATCACGCAAGCCATAATAAGGGATGGATGATACGCAGCAATTTATTGAACCGTGTTGCAGATCATACACCCCTTTACTTGCATCGATATGGTGAATTTTATTCAGATCCATCGCTTACGCCTCCTCCTCCACTAATTCCTCTTCCTCTTCTTCCGGCTGATTAAACAAGTTGTGCTCCCACGGGTCCATTTTCTCAGTCCACACATAATCGGTGTCCAGGCGCTTAATGGTTTTCATAAACTGCGAAGGCGAGTGATACATAACTTCTGTCTCGGTGTCTCTGTACTCAAAGCCATTAGCAACCAGTTCAGAAATTTTGTTCAGCGATGCACGAACCTCTTTAATGCGGGCGGTGTACTGAGAAGTAACGGAGGACTTTTCATCTTCGATAGCCTGCAATTTTTTACATGCTTGTGCAAGTTGGCTGGAGAGGTCGTGTTTTTCATGCTCGGTAAATTCATACTTGAGGGTGCGCTTCTCTTTTTTAGGCAATAGCTTTTTTTCTTTTGGTTGCTCTTCCTCTTGCTCCTCGTGCGCATGCAAATTTTCGTCGCCTGCTTCGCTGTACTGATCAATCAAAACCTCCAGCGTGGATTGAGCGCCAACACTGCCGACCTCGAACTCAAAAGTTCCTTTCTTGCCGCGAACAGGCGAGGCACCATTTTCTTTAAAAAGTTTTTTCATTGCATCGTACATCACGCCGTCCATTGGTTCGCTTGGTAGAACAATGCGTGATCCATCGACGGTGCAATTTTGCAGCACCTTGAGCACATCGTTTTTAGATACTTCTTCCATAAAAATTGTATTGTTTAGGTTTTAAAAAAGTTTTGAATTTGTTGGTTTCTTTTTCCCTCTTTCACTATAGAGCAATGTGCGCTCTGTAGTTTCTTCTTTTATTTCCTCCACCGCTTTCACTATCGCCGGTTTGTTGCTTGTCAACCACTCAGCTCACATCAGAAAGCCTTCTTTATCCTTGTCTCTTTTCACTATTGCCATTGTTCCACTTATTGAAATGAGCCTTACTTTTTCACCCTGCTTGCCCCACTCTTTACCGCTGTATGGTCCGATAACATCTTGGCTCAGGAAATATTCGCCTCCAGGTGTCACGCCACATTCTTTTGAGTCATTTCCCGTATCTCTGCCATCTGTATTTCATCAGGTGGCGGTATATGTAATTTGAATTGATGCCATGCCCATGCAATGATTTTATCCAAGTAGGCAATCATCTGTTCTAAATTCATATCAGCGGTAGAACCGGGCAGCGTGTCGAGCACTTCGCCATTCTCACCATACAGGTATTGCGGATTGAATTTTAGCTTTAACCATTCGTGTACCACTTCGTCGTTCACATCATTGCCTAAGTGTATCAGGTGGCTTGTGATCATGGATATGACAACACCCCACATATATCTATTTTGCTGAGAGCTTCTTTTGCCTTTACGTTTCAGTACAAGCCAGTACTCACCGTCTTTCATTTGCATAAGCTCCTGCCGGAACTTTTGGCCGAAAAGAACCTTAATGCTACCGGCAGTTTTTGTGCATAGGAATTGTGTCATAGCTCACGATTTAATAACGATATCTTTCTTTCAAATCCTTTACAGTAACAAAAAGGTCACGATACTTCCACCTTGCTTCACTCCACTCATATAAGAAATAAAAGAAACCGTTGTGATGAATTTTATACTTCAACTCTTCTCTCACATGCCCATACTCGGTAGTCGGATATTCCGAACGTTCTGCCTTTTGCCAAATCACTCTATTTTGCAAATCCACTAATGCCATTAGTCAAATGGTAGTTTGTTGGCATCAATCGCCGGTTTTAAATATTGGAAGAGGTCACGGTTAACGACATAACCCATAAACAGGTTAAGCAGATTTGTAAGTTGATGCTCCATGCCTGCGAAGCGAATGCATTCGAGTGTTTCAGGACCTAAAACCTGAACATCAGGGAACAAATGATTTTTACAATAATCATCTTCCTTGAACCCTTTTATTTCAAACACATCGTAACAGAAAATTTCTGCATCCAGCATGTCGAGATAAAACTTCCATTGACAGCTATCGATATACTCCTCCCAATCAGGCGCACGGAACTTACATTTAGCATCACGCACCGAAAGGCCTTCCACTGCATCTACCCTACCCGTTACCTGGATGGGCATGTATGTAGTTTCATACACCTTGCGCACATTCATTTCATGCACCATGCTTGGATGAGCCTTGCGATATTCGAGCGCCGGCGCTGCCTGTTTTTCTGTAAATACATAATCACCGGCGTATTGGCTTTTAGTTAAAACGCATGGCTTACTTTGCCCTTCAATGATTATGTGATATGCTCCACCGAAAGAAGTTTTGGGCGTGCCTTTGAACACACCCTTTATGCATTCAAGCAAAGCCTCCTCTGTATCGAATGAGGTAAGGCCCACCATGAAACGACGAAATTTTTCAATTGTGGTTACTGATACTCTATACATGAGTAGCCTCCTTTGTTTTATCAATGGCAAGGCCAGATTCAATAAGGCCAAACAAATCAAAGCGCTTTGATAGTAGATACCTTAATTGCTCACCATGCTTTGTTTGGTGAATGTTGTTGAAGTGTGGACATGGAATTTTTTTGTCTATTCCGCGAATGGCTTCTAACTCAGTTGCCTCCACCTCTGTCATATCACTTAATGGACGAAGGATAGGCCTGAACGAGTGCATGGAAGGCAATTTTTCAAGCCTATCCAACAGTTCGGCGCTTAACTTAATAATAGTTCTCTTTGGCGAACCATAGGGTTTCTTAGACAACAACTCGCCGTCACATCCTAAATACAAATGCAGATAATCTTTTAGTTCCATTATCTAATACTTAAACTTTCCTGTTGAAAAATTTTGATACCTGGAATTAAGCGAGTGCCTTTTGCAATTGCTTCACGGATAGCAGTTTCATTAACCTGCAGGTATTCCACCGGAACCTCTTTAAGATTCACAAGCTCAAACACCCACCGCTTTGTAATGCCTTTTACTTTAGCAGGAGCGGCAACGATTGTAGTTTGAATAACCGATGTTTCCAACTCCATGTTTTGAATAGTGTCGATTAGTTCCTGCGCCTCTTCATCACTGCCAAACATTTCAACATCTTCCAATTTGTCTTGTAATTCCAGCTTCTTTGATTCATTGGCAGCTTTTATATCCATCACCACGCTTGTCATTAATCCGCTCCACTGATCATCGCTAAAATGTTCAATGGTATAGTTGCTTACATTCCCAACGGATGAATGAGGATAAACAAAACCTCCTTGTTGCTGAGTAAATCCAAGCGCTGCTAATTGCTCTTCCCTGGCTTTCTTTCGGGCTTCCAAAGCCTTTTTAATTTCTGCCTGCTGAAATGCGAGAACGGCTTGTTTGGTTGTTACAATAGCATCAGGAAGTTTGGCAACAATTTCCTTTGCCTTGGCATCAATTTTTTTCTTTGCATCAAAAAAAGGTTTGCCCAACTCCTCACGTTTTTTTTCAATTGCCTTCTCTACCTCCTTTGCTTCTCTAAGTGCTTCCATTGCTGCGTTGCATGTTTGCATGTCAACAATGACAGTATATTTTGCGAGCTCGGTTACTGCCTTAGTAACCATTTGCTCCGTGCGATTAAACTTGCGTAAGTCTGCATTAATAACCTGCGGGGCATCATCTAGCAGGTCAGCTTTTTCAATTGTTTCCATTTTGATTTTTTTGCAGTGAATGATTTTGTTTAGAACTGTAACTCCTCTTCCTGTTGGGTTTCCGCTGGCTCTGGATCGACGAGTGACGCTTGCTTCGCTTTCGGGTCAAAAAATTTCGACTCCTCTTTATTCCACTCCCACCCTTGCGCTTTTTGTTTTGCAGCAATCTTCAACCGGAGTGGTTCTTTCTGAACCTTGGGTAACGCATTCACTGTAGGGAGTATCAATGTCAAATCATCAGGAGATTTGCAGGCCTCTATTTCAGCCGTGATCTTTTCACCCTTTTGTATCGCTTCATTCTGCGCCTCAGAGATTGCGCAAATAGAATTTTTAACCGTGTCGATAATTTTAGCCATTAAACTTTTCACTGCTGGATCTGATTCGCCTGGAATTTCTGTCACACCCAAACGAGCTACATTTTTACCAATGGTGTTATCCGTAGGCTCCCATTGGATAGTGCGCTTATTGTTCTTCATGCTCATATAGCCCACCTGGTCAGCAATGCGTAAAAGCAATTGATAAGAGCCGCCCGTTACATCGGGTATCTTTTTTATCACCTCTCCGTCTTTATCATCTTTGGAGTGTGCGACAATAACAATGTCCGCATCTTCGCTCCTGCGGTTGGAAACAAATATTTTAAAGTCGTCACCAATAGCACCATAAGCAGCAAGTTTGTTTTTCGCATTCTTATAATCTTTCTTCACCACGTAGCTCATTAAAAAATCATCGAGCGCCGCTTTTGCGGTATCAATGATGATCGTTTTGTAACCGGCGAATGTTCCTGCTTTCTCTTCAACTTCCACATCTTCCCACTTGTTTACTACAAGGGTGTCCTTTCTGAAAATTGCACGGTCCTTACCTCTGTCGAAGTCGATAAGTAAAGGCTCATGAGATGTATTGGCAAGAGAAGTTTTACCAATACCAGGTTCGCCATAAATTAAAATGATTACCGGCCTTTTCGGTAACGGTTCTGATTGTTTTAAAATGGGCATTTTGCTGTAATTTTGATTTATCGATTAAAAAATTTCCTGATTGAAAAAAGAGGCTGGCTTTACTGTCAGCCTCTTTGATTTATGCTTGGGTTAGTAAGAACTTTTAAAAAGCCGGTTCCCGTTATTTCTCCTCCACCGGCAAGGGATAGCATCTTGAATCCTTACCCTCGCACGCCTCACAAGACTGCTTATTGTTGGCATTGCGATTAGTACAGAGTCTTGTCTGTACACGAGCCCAGGAATTTCACAAGGGCAATCGATCCACTCTCTGAAAGGTTGTGATGGGGTCAGGATTCGAACCCGAATTAACAGTGATACCTTTCTTTGTTATCGCCGAAGGCCATCGGCAGCGGCTACCATTTCGCCACCCCATCGTTTAACCGCCACACATCTAAGTGCATTCCTGTTTCCCTTAAACTTTGTGTGACCGTTAGCCTTGTCATATTAGTGACCTCCAAGGCTAACGGTCAAAGAGTTTAACCGGCCTATGCATGACAAGCATGATTTTTCCACCAAACAATTGTTGTAAACTCTCTCTAGTTGGTAAGGCCGGTTTGCTACGTCATATTTACTTGCTCCGTAGCCACGCAATTATTTCAAAGAACTTTTTTCTGTTTTTAAAACCTCCCTGAGAACAAGGAGGTTTTCCATTATTAACCTCAACGTAAGAAGAGGTATATGAGAAACTTTAAGAACTGTTTTAAAAAGGCCTCGGTATAGAAATACAAGGCCGTACTAAATCTTAACTGACTGTCGCTGGTTGGCCATCCAAGGCCATAGCTCCTTTAAAGGCAATCACAGACTCTAAGGCTGTCTTGCCAATTATTTCCTCAGTTAGCCAGAAACTGGTTTTTGATTGCTGATAGAAATGGTTGATCATTTGATACAACTCTTCTTTTGTCTTTATCATTCTGCACTTGATAGCATACGGGCTTTGCCCCTTCACGGTTTTTAGTAGCAGATAGATTTTTCTTTCTTCTGCATTTAGTATTAGTTCGATGTTTACCCTTCCCATAAGGAAACCAGTTTTTTGGTGGCCATAGGACTGCATAAGCAAGCCCTACGATTATTAATATGAACACTATCATAAAAGAACTTCTTTGCCAACCTTGATAGAGTCGGGAAGGCATTCGTAAACCCGCTTCTCAAATGTTGGTTGCAGTGCAACTTTCTTTCTGAACTTCACCACATAAACACCTTTCTTCTCTTTAATTCGTTCAACTCTGAATTTGTGTTTGTGCTCCCACCTCTGAATATTTTTCGGGTCACTACCAGGAGGACATATTGCACAACCGAAAATCAAAACAGCTACAGTAGTCCAAAGAGCAATTGTTATCAGTGTGATGCTTAACCAGGTTATGGCTTTTAATTTTTGATCTGTCATACACTTAGTTATTTCTTTCGCATTCGTAAAGTCTTCTAGCGATACACATTTGCTCCCATGTTAAAAACCTTAACCGCCTTTCCTTTGCCCAAGTCCTAACCAGTCGCATGTATGGGATCGCATGTACTTTCATACAGCCATTGGTTTTACAGCCTGTCCGTAGATTAATTGCACTCTCTTATTGATAGCGGGCAATAACTTATCAATATTTGCATCCGTAGGCTCCATCTTATCCCACCACTCCATAGGCTTACCGCGGCCATCGTCTCGCAATGTCATTATGTGCAATTCTTTTTTAGGCGACACACCAAGCCCGTATATTTCAAGAGGAAAAGCATTATCTGATACCCGAACGGTCACGGGCTCATTAAAAAGAAGTGTTCCGTTGCCCTTGATCTCAGCGATCATTGCTATTACTTCGTTATACATTTGAAACCTCCCTTTGAAAAATTTCGTTTTGAAAATCTGTTTTGAAAATTTTATCATCAATTGATTGCTCAATTGCGGGGTTTGCATCAACAACAACCAGGCGACCTTTTAACCACTGCGCTTTGCCTTTATCAAAACCACATTCGCTGTTAGCCACTGCAAAGCAGGTAAGATCATAGTTAGAATTGAGCTCTATGCGAATGCGCAGGAAGCCAATTTTTTCATCTATGGTTTCAATGATTTCGTATTTAAGAGCATACTTGGAGAGATATGCCAAGTCGTCTTTGTAGTAAGTGATTTCAAAAACGTTTACCTTTGCCATGTCTTTTTAATTTGTCAGTTAAGAATTAGAGCGAACATTTCCCGTGTTCGCTTTTTTTATGCGGCGCCTTACCGGTTGTGCATTCCATTTTTCAACAAGCATTTCCGATAAGCGTTTTACTTGCTTTTCACGATCACTAATATTGTTTACCACTACTTTCAAAGTCCAGCGATTTTGTTTTTTACCCGCTTCATCTTCCTTACAACCTGCACTTGTATGTATCTGCCACCAGCAACACAGATGACTACTTTTTCAACCGTTACATCTTCGGACTTATCTACTCTTTGCAACTCCATTACTGCTAAATCATAAATGTTATATAGCAGAAGAAAGAAGCTAACAAAAGCAACCAGGCAGAAAACAACCATTGCATAATTGCATACCAAATAGTACAGCGTATTAAGAGCTTTTTGTCTCATGTCAGTTAGATTTAGTGTGTGCGTAACCGTTAATTCACATTAACAAAACACCGATTTATGAAAATTTTTGTTTTACAATACTTTCCTTTATACCGCCTTTTTTAAAAGCTTGTCTCTTTCCTGTATCCTCTTTTTGAATATTCCGATTAGATCAACGGCGATGTCTAAATCTTTAGCTTCACCTTTGAGATAAGTAGCTATGGTAAACCTGGAGTATTTTTTTTCAGCTTCTTTCTTATCCTCTGAAGTCACATTGATAGCCAATTCCTTCAAAAGCTCGTTTGCTTGGTCAAGTTGTGTTTTTATTTTATTTTCATCCGTTGTTTTCATGTTGCTGTCGTGTTGATTTACCGTTGACATGACAAACATACAAAGATTTTTGTAGCAACAAGCACCTTTTTACAAAAATCTATGTAAAAACACTTAACTAATTGATGTACACAAAGTAAAATGTGTATGAATTGTAAAACGACACCGAAAAGCTTACAAATATTTATGTATTG